CTAGGCAGTCTTGGAAGCCTTGCCAGATGCTCCCCTTCTCTCCTCCTTTAATAAACGTTGATCCAACTCATCACCTAATCGCTGAAGTTCTCTTTCCAATTCTTTAATACGATCTTTCTTCTCTGTCACCTCCTCACTCATGGAAAGAGCCACGTGTTTCCAATAAGCGACATCTTTTACTTTATCATCCGAAGAGGCTGACGTATCATTTGAAGTTACAGTCTTTAACATACTACCTTCGCCTCGTAAAAGCCATTCTGCCGATAATTCTGAAAACAAGTCTAATAAGACTAACAGAGTAGACAACGACATCGAAGTCTCTTTGTTAATTTGCTTATTCAAGGTTGATTGAGGATAATTTGCATTCAAACTTATTTGATTAATAGACATGTTTTGCTCTTTCAAGAAACCCCTAAGTCTTTGTTTTACTGAATCTTCCATATTTTTATGTTTTATAACATAGTCTATACAGACTAGAATTGTGTTATTTTATTTTGTTGTTAATCCAATTAGACTTACTTTTACATCGTGTTAAGAACAAAACACGTTTTCAACCCGAAACATTTCGGGTTAGTATGCAAATATAAACATTTAAGATATAATAAGCATGAGATTCAATGAAATTGTAGTCCCGTATGGGACAATAAGAAAGCTAGCCAAGGACACGGGGCTGTCCGAACCATGTATAAGGCACGCCCTAAAAGGCATCACGAACTCCGACAACTCCTTCTTGATAAGGAAGATTGCGAGGGAAAGGTATAGAGGTGTAGAAATTAAAAGTAATCCATCATGATAGCCGAGATAACATTTCCTGATAGATCCGTGTCCTATAGCGACTTCATTCGTGACTTAGCGGCGAAGATAAACACCTTCGCCAAAGAGGATAAAGATGATCCAGCTTACATTTCCCAAAGGAAAGCAGAAGCTCTTTATGGTAAAGCCAATGTATTAAGATGGAGAAAAATGGGAGCAATAAGCCCAATATGCCGTCCCGGTAAGATTGAATATCCAACAGTAAGGCTGAAAGAACTAAGTCGGACTGATGAGATTTACATCCGATGGATGTCAAGCAAAGAGGATAAAAAGAGAAAAAGATAAATCCTCGGCCCCATAGCTCAACGGATAGAGCGCTCCTCCCCTAAAGGAGATATCCGGTTTCGATTACCGGTGGGGCTACTAAAAAAAAGAGTTCTTTGACTTATTGAGAAAAAATCCTTATGGCTATCAAAAGGTATACGAGATATAAACGGGATAAGCGTAAGGTGAAAATACAGGAATGGACGATAGTCCTTGCTCCCGATGTAGTTTAATCGGTTCCGGTATTGGATTTATACATATAATTAATAGTATATATAATAAGTACGATCCCATTCGGGTATCCTTGCGGTGGTTGGTAAAGAAGACCGTATCGTACTAAATAATACGACTTTTCTTGCGAGTCGTATCTAAGATATAGCAGGAGGTTAATACTGCCAAAAGTATGACAGATTGGACAGACAATCATAAGATGACGACAGATCGGAAAGACGGTCAATCCGAGAACTACGGCTTTACGTTAGTTGATTAATACTCCCCCACCCGTCTATGATTCGGGTTCGAAACCGTTGGAGGTTGTGGGGGATCAAATCTATAAACAACATTAGTATGAGATACATATTTATATCATTTACATTGCTGGCCATGTTAGTGGCTAGCATCTTAAAGGTTTTAAATTATATCAATTGCAGTTGGTGGGTAATAACCTCGCCATTATGGTTGTACTGTATATTTTATATCATGCTATTAGTTATAGCATTTATATTTCTTTTTTATCCTTCTAAAAAAGAAAAAACGAATATTGATGATACCTCAAAGTCAAAGGTGGAGAAACTGCTTAAAGAAAACTTCGGAAGACGAAAGAATAACTGATAAACCAAATTTAATCTTATGAAAGAAAGAAGGATTCCACCCTAGGAATTACCTAGGGAAGGTAGCGAACCATGATCAGTTTTAATATTGTATGTTTAGCCGCACGATCAAGGCGTGCGTCCAATGTTAGATTGGTTATCTAGTTATATTATTATCTAGGGTTACAGGGGGTGCGAGTTCCCCCGGCTACCACGCTTAAATCACATTGCTAATTATTATACACTTCTTAACCAAGACCTTAATATACCGCCGTGAGGCAGGCAGAAAGAATTTTTAAATAATTAAGAACTCGCCGGGGTGGGATTCCCCGGCAAACGCTCCCTTAGCTCAGATGGTCAGAGCCTTTAGGGTCGCCGGTTCAAGCCCGGCAGGGAGCACGTTTCACCCCTAGGGGTGCTTATTCAATCAGAAAATCAGTCACAATTTTGCAACGCAGGTCTCCGTCCGTGAGGATATGAGGGCCTTTTCACATCAAGAAATTTAAATCAACAACATATGATAAAGAGAAACCAAGCATGGTTCTGGAAGATATTCCGGGCCATAAAGAGCATTATCATCTTCTCGTTAAGGATGATCGCTGCTACCGTACTAGGGCTAATGTCAATAGTGTCAATATTTGAGTGGTACGAAAAACCTCTCAATATTCACCTCTTGATCCTAGCGATCATATCAATCTTTATTGTGGTACACCAAATAGTTATAATGACTTATGAGTCAGAAAAATGATTTCGGAGTACTATACGTGGTGCAAGCCCCTTCAAGGCCTAACCGATCCAAGAAGGACGATATCCTAGACGAATTAAAGACACTTAGCAAAGAAGAATTGATAGAGATAAGAAAAGACATTGTAGAACTAATAAACGAAAAATAATGAAGACATTCGAGGAATTAAAAGAAGATCTGCTTGAACGGGCTAAAAAACATAATGCTTGTCAAGATGGATACAGGATGGGGTTAAACGCAAAAAGCAAACAGGACTTACTGAAAGCGATAACCGATAATTGGTATTGGGTCTTGAGTGCATCCAAGATGATTGACGCAAATTACCTAGAAAATAACTTTTCTGAAGAGGAACTAGCCGAAGCCGGCATTTACACAAGAAAAGAACACACCTCTAATGCTAAATCATTTGCTTGCGGCTCTGCCACGGTCAAGGCTTACGACTCTGCCACGGTCAAGGCTTACGACTCTGCCACGGTCGAGGCTTACGACTCTGCCACGGTCGAGGCTTACGACTCTGCCACGGTCAAGGCTTACGACTCTGCCACGGTCGAGGCTTACGACTCTGCCACGGTCGAGGCTTACGACTCTGCCACGGTCAAGGCTTACGACTCTGCCACGGTCGAGGCTTACGGCTCTGCCACGGTCAAGGCTTACGGCTCTGCCACGGTCGAGGCTTACGACTCTGCCACGGTCGAGGCTTACGATAACTCATATGTTGAGGATTGCACTGGAAACATAAATACAGTTTCCGATCATGGAATAGTCAAAGACTACTACAATCATAAGATATATATAAAGAAAGGAAAATTCGAGATTATCGAGATCGAATAAATTCAAGGTCTTAGCTTATCGGTAGAGCGCCCCTAACATGGGGATGGCCGGGTTCGACTCCCGGAGGCCTACAAATCAAGATATATGAGAGACATCTACATCAAAGACCCCGACGGCGAACCGGAGTACGACGGGGAGGAAGAAACAGAATCCGAGGACGATCGGTATCAACGAGATTGGGAAACCAGCACTTTATATTGGTAAAGGAAATCATTCAAAATAAATAATCATGGAATCAAGCAGTTACGAGGTACTTCCAGCAGAAAGCCATGAAGTACAAATTTTACAGGTAGATGCGGTTGAGAGAGCAAACGTGGACTCACAAGTTGCGACCGCGAAAAGATATCCTAGGGATATCAGAAGGAGTATTGATAATTCCGTGGTAATGGCCACGATGAATCAAGACACGGCAAGGTCATGCAGTTATGCCTTGCCAAGAGGAGGGAAACCTATTACTGGGCCATCCGTACACCTCGCCAAGATAATCGTATCCAATTGGGGTAATATCAGGACTGAGGCCAAGGTTATCCAGATAACGGACAAGCAGATCATCAGCAGGGGTACATGCTGGGATCTGGAGACAAACGTAGCGTCCGCGTTCGAGGTTCGCAGGAGCATAGTGGATAGCAAGGGGAAACGTTACTCAGACGACATGATTACCGTAACGGGAAACGCCGCCAACTCCATAGCTTATCGCAATTCCGTATTCGCCGTTATCCCCAAGGCCATAGTGGACAGGGTCTATCAAGCCGCCCAAAAATTCATCACGGGGGATCTATCCGACGCTGACAAGATATTAAAAACGAGAACTAATATCATCAACAAGTTCAAGAACGAATACGCCATAACGGAAGAGGAGGTCATTAAGCTATGCGGCAAACAGACCAGCAATCAGATAGGCCCCGACGAGATCGCCATGCTGATCGGGATCATACAAGCGTTAAAGGACGGGGATACCACGGTAAACGATCTAATCCTTCCAATTCGTGAGACAAAGAAAGATGTCGATCAAAAAAAGGAGGCGATGAGACAGTCTAAGGGCAAAAACAAAGAGGACATGCCATGAACAAGTACTCATCCTATACCAACGCCGAGCTGGAGGAGCATTTATCAAACTACCTTATCGACTCTTGGAGTTACAGCAAGGTAGCCTCTTTCTCCCGGAACGAGAAGGAGTTCGAGAAACGGGAGATTTACCGGGAAAGATCCAGATCATCCTCCAGCACGGTGGCGGGTAACGCCTATCATTCGGCCTTGGAGTATTTCTTCATGGAGCTACAGCGCAAGGGGCAGATAATACCGATCACGGAAATGGAGAGGGTAGCGTTCTCATACATAGAGGAGGTACACCCGAATGATTGGAAAATACAGAAAACGACACCTACCGTAGAGGAATGCAAGATCGAGGCCACCAAGAACGCCACGAGGCTTATCAATAACTTCTACGGGGAAAAGGATATATATCTTTCCGGTATCAAGGAGATAATCGCCGTGGAATTAAGATGCGAGGAATGGGTAACGGTAAACGGGGTGGACATCCCCCTGCCCTGCCACGCTAGGCTAGACTTGGCGATAAGGACGGAGAGCGGTCGGACGGTCATCATAGACCATAAGTCAAGGGCCAAGTTCACCGATGACGAGGAACTAACGTTTACCTGCGGGAAACAGGCGATGACCTACGTTAAGTGCTATGAGTCCCGCTTCGGGGAGAATGTTGACGAGGTATGGTTCGTGGAGAACAAGATCTCGAAAAACAAGGACGGCTCCTCCCAGTTGAAGAAATTCGTGATCAATCTCGATAACGACACGAGGAAGCTTTACGAGGCCATATTGTACGAGCCGCTAAAAAGGATGATAGAGGCCGTGTCCGATCCGGATTACGTGTACATGATCAACGATAGCGACAACTTCGTGGACAGGGCCGAGCTTTATAATTTCTGGGCCAAGACGCTGATAGCGGAGGTCGATGATTTCAACGTGCCCGAGTCAAAGAAGGAATTGATATCGAAGAGACAGAAAAAAATACGGGACGCTTCCCTTGGATCGGTAAACCCCAAGGTAATATCCGAGTTCAAGAGGAACGCTTCCTCATTCATTCAATATGATTTATCCAATAGTAATATGACAAACAGCGAGAAAATAGAGCATATCCTACGGACATTCGGGGTGATCGTGAACGTGGCCAAGGAGATTAACGGGTACTCGTCAGACACGTATCTGCTAGAGGTATCCGCTGGGACAAAGATCACGACAGTGATGAAATACAAGCTAGACATAGCGAACGCGCTGGACGTGCCATCCATAAGGATGGGTAACGAGCTTATGGTGTATGAGGAAAAATCCTACCTCTCCATAGAATCACCGAAGAAAAGAACCAAGTCCTTGTATTGGGACAAGAAGTATATCGACGGCATGAGGATTCCCATAGGAACGGATAACTTCGGTAGGCTCGTGGTGTGGGATCTCGATAACAACTCCACGCCTCACGCCTTGATTTGTGGAGCTACCGGTAGCGGTAAATCCGTGTGTATCATATCCACGATAGAATACGCCCGCTTAGCCGGTATCCGGGACATCGTAATTTTCGATCCGAAATACGAGTTCTGTAATTATTCCTCCGAGAAATACATAAAGGTCTATAATGATATAGAAGAAATAGAGGCCAAGATGAAAGAGCTCGTACAGGATATGCAAGAAAGGGCTAAATCGAGGGCATCATGGAAAACGCTGGTGGTGTTCGATGAGTTCGCCGACGCGGTAGCGTCCTCCCGTTCGGGAACAGAACTTGACATAAAGGAAATGGTCGAGGTTGGCCAGCGAAAGAACGCCTTCGGATTCCTCGAGCCTAAAATGGAACTACGCACGGTCGGTCGTGAAAAGTCATTGGAGGAGAATCTGAAGATGTTGCTACAAAAGGGACGATCGCTTGGGTTCCGGATCATGGCGGCTACGCAAAGAGCGTCGGTTAACGTGATCACGGGAGACGCTAAGGTGAATTTCCCCGTACAGATATGCTTCCGTGTACCTAAGGAGATTGACTCCAAGGTTGTCCTTGACGAGCCGGGAGCCGAGACGTTGGGCGGCATGGGGGACGGACTAATGAAATCTCCCGAGTATCTAGGTATCGTGAGGTTCCAAGGTTTTTATAAAAAATAACGGCCATGGCTAAAAGGTACCAGCTATCCGAGTCTTTCATTAAAACACTGTCCCGCCATCTATCGGTTATCCTAGAACACGTGGATTCCAAGGGAAGACCAAGGATAGCCGATACCGTAAGATTGGCCAAAAAGGATCTAAAGAAACTCGAGAAAATAATCCAAGATGAAAGAACTGATATTATGCCTCAATGAGGCATGTTCTAAAAGACATTGCCTTTGCCATCAACGGCAGAGGCATTGGACAGACCCGTCTAAAAAAGAAGGGGAAACTGTGAGGCCGGAATCGGCCTTACTTGACGGGAATACTCCTTGCAAAGGGTATGTCCCACAATACGAAAGAAAGAAGTATAACATTAATTATTAAAGTATATATGAGAAACTGGTTTATTAGCAAGGTCGCATATGAGAAGATGCTGGAGAACGGCATGCAAAAACGAGTGGTCGAACCCTATTTAGTGGATGCCCTCTCCTATACGGAGGCTGAAGCACGCACGATAGAGGAATTAAGGCCGTACATTACCGGAGAGTTCACTATCGCCGACATAACACGTAAAAAGATAGCGGAACTATTCTTTAACGATAACGGTGATAGATTTTATGAGATTAAGATCTATTTTATCACGCTTGATGAGAAGAGCGGCATAGAGAAGAAAACAGCGGCCAGATTCATAGTACAGGCGAGCGGCCTAAAGGAAGCGATCTCATGCTTCGAGGAGAATATGAAAGGGACCTTGGCGGATTATACCTTGGCAATGGTAAGCGAGACCCTTATTATGGACATCTTCCCGTTTGACGCTGATAGCGTACCAAAGGGCAAAACAGATAATTAATATTAGAGTGTGTTTTTCATGGTATTAGATTTAGTTTTTATTCCCGCCGTCCGTGAGGATACGCGGGGATTTCGGGCGGTAAGTATTCCGGGATGAAACGTTACGGAGTGCGCATGACGTAAAGAGGCCGGTTCGATCCCGGCACCGTCCACGAATAACAAACATATAATTATGGAAACAATACAGAATTTAGATCACTTGACAATGGCCATATACCTTATCACCGCAATACTAGGACTGATCGCATTGATATTGGCCGTATTCTTACTAATAAACGATAAAGAAAGGAGGAATCCATGGGAAAGAAAAGATACGAATTAGTGATAGCCGTTGACCCGGACATAGATAAATCCGGTATATGCGTACTGTCTCCTTCAACGAGACAGCTAATTCTAAAGAGCCTCCCCTTCCCTGTGTTGGTCGATTTCATAAAGGAGGCAAGAGAGAGATACAAGGGGGTAGACATAGTGGTCATTGTCGAGGCCGGATGGCTTAACGAAAAAAGCAACTACCATAAGGCTAGGGGTAAATCCGGCGAGAGGATAGCCAAGTATGTAGGTCGTAACCAGCAAACCGGGATATTGCTTCTCCAGATGTGCGAGCACATAGGGATTCCCTGCGAGGAGGTAAAGCCTTTGACCAAGCATTGGAAAGGGGACGAGGGCAAGATAACCCATGAGGAACTCTCCTACATAGTCGGTCCCTTGCCTAAGAGAACGAACCAAGACCAACGTGACGCTACGATTCTGGCTTGGTGGTACGCCGATCTACCAATAAAAATAAAGACTTGGTGATATGGCGAAGAAGAAAGACGAGCAAGAAAAGGTGAAATGTGGCGATTGCGCCAACGGACATCCTCACAAGGGGCTATGCGTTTGGTGCATCATACATGACGCTGGACGGGTAGCTAACTCCACGAGATTTTGTAACACTTTTAAAAAGAGATAACATGGATATAAAGAAAATGTCAAACAGGGATCTCAAATATGGCATAGACCGATGCAACGCAAGGTTGGCCGGGATAATGCCAATGGAATACATGGACAAGGAACGATGCCTTCAGGCGTTGGAGCAATATAGGGAGGAATTGTATAATAGAGGAATAATATATTGATTAATAATATAAAAATATAGAAAGACATGAGCACATTTATGAAATTTATATCAGAGTCTGAGCCTTGTGTAGCATTAGAGGTAAGTCCTTTATGTGAATCTGATGAGTGCATAAGTTTTTTCATATCCGAATATTCGGACTACATGACCAAGAGTGTCGAAATAAGTAAGGATGATATTAGAAGATTGATAAAGTTCCTAGAAGAAGAATTGGAAAATGCCGACAACTGATATGGATAAAGGATTTATCATGTTATCTCGTAAATTATTTTCCCACAGAATATGGAAAGCATCCCGGACTTTTAGCGAGTGCGAAGCGTGGATAGACTTGATACAGTCAGCACGATTTGAGGCAACGCAGCTTACGGCTAGTATCGGAGGTAGGGAAATAACATACGGAAGAGGACAATATCCGGCATCCATAAGTTTTCTTTCCCAAAAGTGGAAATGGAACTCAGATAAAAAGGTTCGAAATTTCTTGGATATGCTAAAAAAGGACGGAATGATAACAACAGACGCGTCCCAAGGGATGAATGTTATAACGCTATGCAATTATGACTTATACAATCCTATAAATATATCCAAGGGCGAGGATAAGGGCAAGGGTAAGGGCATAGATATAGAACAAGAAATCAAAGACTTAAGGCTATCTTTGGGCAAGCTAAGGGCAAGCCTAGGGGCAAGCAACGAAAATGAAGGGCAAGGTAGGGGCAAGAATAATAATAAAGATAATAATAATATACCCCCTACCCCCAAATCGGGGGACACCGTCACTCCCGTTCCGGACGCGGGCGATAACTCAGAAAAGGTAAAAACATGGAAAGATGATTTCAACATCTATTTGGATTTAGTCCGTAGCGCATATAAGAGCATATGCGACGATCCAAAGATCATGGAGACCCAACAAGCCTATTATCCCGGCGTAAATATAAAACTATCTCTCGAGAAGGCTTGCGCAAATTTCTGGGCAACGGATGCCGGATGGAAGCACAAGAAAAAAAGCAGGGCTAAAGAGATTGACATGAGAATGACATTGATTAACGCAATAGACAAAAACAAGGTTTATTATGGCAAGAACGAGCATCGCACAGACCTCACTTACATCGTCCCAGATTGACGGGAAACTACCTCCCCAAGCCAAGGAGATAGAGCAGATAATACTAGGGGCTTGCCTCATAGAGAGCGACGCTTTCGAGAAAATCGCCTCGGAACTATCTGAGGCCGATTTCTACGACAAGAGGAACCAATCTGTATTCAAGGCCATATCCGGGCTATACAAAGAGAGAAAGCCCATAGACATGATGACGGTCACGCAAGCGATGCTGTCATCCGGGGAGCTTGAGAGTATTGGGGGGCCGATCTACATAGCCTCCCTTACCTCCAAGATTGGGTCATCGGCCCATATACTGGACCACGCGATGATAGTCAAGGAGCGATCCATACAAAGGAAAGGGCTGGTGATAGCCAATGAACTTGAGAACGCTATCTATTCCAACGAGGATATAGGGGACGTACTGCACAAGGCCATAAACGGATCAGAGAGCCTCATGGAGGAACTTATCGGGAAGTCTAATGGCGAGCATATATCCAAGGCTCTTAAAGGCTCCATGGACGGTTTATACAAGCGTGTGGAGATGGCGAGGAAAAACATCCGGTCTGGTGTAGACACTGGGCTTCACGACCTGAATAAGATCACTAACGGCTGGCAACCGGGAAACTTGGTGATAATAGCCGCTAGGCCCTCCATGGGAAAGGCTCTAAGGATGGATGCCAAGGTATTGACACCTTCAGGATGGAAACTGAACAAGGATCTTGCGATAGGCGACCAAGTTTGCTCCGTAGACGGGGCTGAATCACGTGTGACCGGCATATTCCCGCAAGGACATGTCAAGACATACATGGTCGAGTTCTCGGACGGTCGCAAGATCGAATGCTGTGGCAGCCACTTGTGGAGCGTAATATCTTCCAAGTTCAACGCCAAGGCCGAAAGGGTCGTATCTACCCTAGAGCTTATGGACTTGATAAGCAAGGAAAGATATTCCGGCAGAATAAGCATTCCTCGTTTCTCCGGGATATTCGGAGAAAAGAAAGATTTCGTGATCCACCCATATCTCATGGGAGTCTTGCTAGGAGATGGAGTCTTGAGCAAGGGGGTTAGCTGGTGCAAGCCGGACAAGTTCATCGCTGATAAGATCCAAGGTATGGTCGACTACGATGTTATCGTGTCGGATGATCGCTTCCTAGTGACCAACAAGGAGAACAGGAAGGTCAATAAATACCTGTCAGAGCTAAAGAGCCTAGGATTGTTGAATGTCCATTCCTACGAGAAGTTCATCCCGGACATGTACATTGACGCATGCAGGGATCAAAGGGTTGAGCTGTTGAACGGTCTTCTCGATACAGACGGGGATATAGACAAGAATGGGGCTATATGCTACAACACCACGAGCGCTAAATTGGCGAGAGGCGTACAAACACTTTGCTGGTCTTTAGGATATAAATGTTCCTTGAGAGAAAGACGCTCATTCCTTTATGGCGAGCGGAAAAGGAACAGTTTCAGGCTCGTGATCGTAGCGGACAATCCTAGGGAATGCTTCACGCTCCCAAGGAAATTCGACAGAGTGAGGCCAGACCGGAGGAACAAACCTTTGACCGTGATGTCCGTGACACCGACCAACCGCAGGGTTGAATGCCAGTGCATATCGGTATCGCATGAGAAGGCCTTGTACATAACGGATGACTACATAGTCACCCACAATACCGCCGTGATGCTTCACTTGGCCAAATCGGCGGCAAAATCCAACACGCCCGTGGCTATATTCTCGCTTGAAATGTCCGACATAAGCTTGGCTAACAGGCTGATCCTATCCGAGTGCGACGTAGATCCGGAACGGTTCAAGTCCGGGTATATGACAAACGAGGAGATTAACAAGGTAGAGACGGCAGTGAATGAGCTTTGGAGACTTCCGATCTACGTCGATGACAACCCGTGCGTGACGATGGACTATATCCGGTCACGATGTAAAATACTGAAGAAACAAGGCAAGTGCGGGATAATCATGGCCGACTATCTCCAATTGGCGGAGAGCGGTGAACGGGAAGGAAGCCGTGAACGTGAGGTAGCGAAGATGTCCAGAACCGCCAAGATCACGGCGAAGGAGTTAAAGGTTCCCTTCTTGCTCTTATCCCAATTGAACAGGGGGAACGAGGCCAGACCGGACAAGAAACCCCTCCTATCCGATCTTAGGGAATCCGGGGCTATCGAGCAAGACGCTGATATCGTAATGTTCATTCATAGACCGGAGTATTACAAGATCGAGGTCAAGGACAAGAACGGTAACGTAGAACGCAATTACGGAGAGTTGATCGTGGCCAAGAATAGAGATGGAGCCACGGGATTAGTGAAATTTAAGCATAATGACGGCATGACCAAGTTCTACGATTACGGGAGTTGTGACAAGGACATGCCATTTTAAAAAACAGATCATGGAAATAATCAACAGACTGAAGAACACCCCTACCGGTTTGATCGTGTTGGTAGGAGACATGAAAATTGTCGTGGAAAAGTACAGGCCGTACTACACATTGCGAGGTGTGTGGAACAGTAGACCCTTCTAAAAGATATGAATGGGCCAATGTTACCGGAGATTACGCTGATGTAGAACATGGATATAGGAGAATGTGCTGTAGCTGCCATAGAAAATTTGACAAATCAAAAGAAGGAGTAAAGAATAATGTTAAACGAAAAAAATAAGAAAGGAATATTTGCCAGAGAAGGAGGCCGGTTAACTCACGGATCTCTGTTCTCTGGCATTTAGGTTGGCGGTTTTGACCTTGCCGCCGAATGGATGGGATGGGAGAACCTGTTCCATTGCGAGATTAACGAGTGGTGCCAAAAGGTACTGAGGTTTCATTTCCCAAAAAGCATTCAATATGACGATATTACAAGAACTGATTTCACTCCGTGGAGAGGGAAGGTTGACGTACTCACAGGAGGGTTTCCTTGCCAGCCTTTTTCAACGGCAGGAAAGCGAAGGGGAGCGGAAGATGACCGTTACCTCTGGCCGGAAATGCTTCGGGCAATACGGGAGATACGCCCCGCTTGGGTCATTGGTGAGAACGTTGCTGGAATCACCAGCATGGTACAACCCGGCAGTGAGGTTACGGTGGAAAGTCAAGCCTCTTTGTTTGAAACGTCTGACAAGGAAACGCTACTCGAGCAAGAATACGTTATCGAGACCGTCTGCCGAGATCTTGAGCGTGAGGGATATTCCGTCCAGCCGATTCTTATTCCAGCTTGCGGTGTCGGAGCCCCGCACAGGAGAGACAGGGTATGGTTCGTCGCTTGCAAAACTTTGGAAAACACCGGTAACGTCGGATGCCTCGGACAGAAGGTTTTATACGAACAGCAGGGGCGAGCCGAACCTGTCGGCGCAAGCGAAAATAGGGCTTCCTGTTTCTGGGAAGAATTGGGAAAAACTATTGCTAACCGTTCAGACACAGGGATTGAAAGTTTGCGACAAGGACGGGAAAACGAAATTCATGAACTTGAGTCTACTTCCCACCCCAACTGCTCAAGAGGGCTTCAATTCGGGGAAAGGAGAGATATTCGTGACAAGGAACAATACGATCCGGATAAGGAACCAGAACGACACGAGCAGCCGTCTAGGTTTGGAGGGAGCGGTGAAGCATATGTTATATCCGACACCGACAGCCCAAGATTTCAGGCGAAGGGGACCGAACAGCAAACAACAGGGATTGCCGGAAGCCGCTTACAAGGACTTATTGCCAACGCCGAAGGCAAACAGTTGGAAAACACCTTGCAAGCATGGAGAAGGATCACCGGATCTACAAACTTATATCGCAAAAAAGATTGGAGAAACTTCCCAACTCAACCCCCTGTTTGTAGAAGATATGATGGGTTACCCTTTGATGTGGACTACCTTGCCATTCCTTTCACAAAATGGAGACAAGAGTCAATAAAAGCCTACGGAAATGCGATAGTTCCACAAGTAGCATTTGAGATATTCAAGGCGATAGAAACATCAACCTTTCATCATAGTTGAAAACTGCATTCATCTATGATGGGCACGATAAAAACATATAATGGATAAACAACAGGCATTTAAATCGTATATAGATTACTTGTACTCTCCTTCTACAAACAAGAGCTATGATTACATAGGGAGATATATAAAGATCGTAAAAAGGTTCCTTGACAGCGAATATCCTGTGAGCATGACTGGGTATAAACAGTATATGAGGAAAAACGCAATACTGGTAATTGACGATCCATTAACAAAGGAGGCTCTGTGCGACTTCTTGTGGACTATAGGGAAAAACACCTCAAGAAAAAAGAGAATGGAAACAGTCAAGCCGCTGGAAAAGCTGAGCAAGATAAGTGAGAGGAATAAAAAGCTAATAAACGATTTCATATACTATCTCACACAAGAGGAAGATTATTCTTCTCATACTCTAGACACGTACGTGTTTGCTGTCAGGAAGTATTTCGAGTATGCCAATGAGGTATCAGTTGACAACTATAAGCGGTTCGTCCGTTTGCTTGAGGAGGAAGGTCTTGCTCCACAAACCATCAGGTTGCGCATCACCGCCCTTGAGAGGTTCGCGAAATTCGTAAAGAAACCAATTGAGCTGAAGCGGCCTAAATTCAGCCGCAAATTGGAAACTGATAACATCCCTACCAAAGGGGAATACGAAAGACTCTTGGAATACTTGAAAGCGCAACCGAACAAGGATGGTTACTATTTCATCAGGATACTAGCGTCTACAGGTGCTCGTATATCCGAGTTCCTCCAATTTAAATGGGAGGATATACTTAATGGGGAGGTCACTCTCAAAGGGAAAGGGAATAAATACAGGCGGTTCTTTTTTAGCAAACAATTGCGAGAAGAAGTGAAAGCGTATGTAAAAGATACCGGGAAAAACGGATACATCGCCATTGGGAAATATGGTCGTATCTCGACAAGAGGTTTTGACCAAAAACTGAAAGCATGGGGAAAGAAATGCGGAATCGATAAGAAAAAGATGCACGCACATGCCTTTCGGCATTTCTTCGCGAAAATGTTTCTGGAAAAGAACAAAGACGTTATCCAGCTTGCTGATCTAATGGGACATGAGAATATAGATACTACACGAATTTATTTACAAAAGAGTTATGAGGAACAGAAAAAAGAATTTAATAGAAGCGTTACATGGTAGTTTCATGTTCTTGGACAATTTGCCTGAACTCATAGACAAGGAAACTATATATGACGAAACCGGGCACGTTGATTTGGAATTTATGACAGCCATCCTTCAATGGATGTCGCGCATGGCTGACATATCGGTAAAAGTACAGACGTCACTAAATAGGTTATTGGGTTGCGAAGAACTTGCCGACCGGAAAGCGAAGAAAGCCGACAATGGAAGCAAATGGAACGTAGAGGAAATACTAAGACACTGTACGCTCGAAGACAACGTACTGAAGCTTCCTTCCGTCCAATTCAACAAGAAATCCTATTTGGAGGCAAAGAAATGGATAGAAGAGGCTGGGGGGACATGGGCCGGCGGGAAAGTGCAAGGATTTACTTTCCCGTTTGACGCGACTCGTGTATTCTCAGTCCTTCATGAGGGTAAGCGATGTAATCTCAAACAGGACTATCAATTCTTTGAGACCCCAGAAGATGTCGCCGACTGGCTGGTCATGATCGCTGGAGGTATTGAAGAGACGGACACCGTATTGGAGCCAAGCGCAGGGCGTGGCGCTCTGGTAAAAGCTATACATCGATCGTGCCCATCTGTCATGGTAGATTGTTATGAGCTGATGCCAGAGAACAAGCAATTTCTATCCAGTATGGAAAATACCAATATTATTGGTGATGATTTCACGAAAGGCGATAACAAGAAGTACACAAAGATTATAGCGAACCCTCCGTTCAGTGGAAACCAAGACATTAAGCATGTACGCATGATGTTTGATTTGCTTGAGAATGGCGGCACGCTTGCAGCCATAACAAGCGCCCATTGGGAATTTGCAAGCGAAACCGTTTGTATCGATTTCCGTCAATGGCTGAAAGATTTGAATGCAAATGTATATGTAATCAATGATGGAGAATTTAAAGAAAGTGGCACATCTATAGAAACACGAGCGATCGTAATAAAAAAAACTCAAAATAAATAACACATGAAGGAAGAAGATATCGAAAAAGCAGCGGCAAAATACTCAGGGAAAGCATTAGGATATAATGGGGCGCCTGTAATCGCTATGCACGAAGCGTTTAGGGATGGAGCTAACTGGCGTATAAACTCTGCATGGAATGAGGGAAAAGTATTCCCCGCCAAAGGGAATATCATATTGATCGAGTTTGAGAGTGGAGCTATACTTATCGGCGGACCATGCATGAGTGAAAAGGGCTATAACGATCTGTGTGGAAAGATGCCCGTAAAGAGATGGGCATATATAGATGACTTATTACCAAAGAATGAAATATCTATGATGAGAGTAAATATAACAACATGAACGATTTGGACTTTTGCAGAGGCGTATGGTACGCCATACAAATGCTCGTTGTCGAGCTAAGGGCACCATCTATGGCCGCTAATATAGCTAGGGAGGCCAATTTTTCCAAGGATAAATGCTTGGAGCTCCAGCGTGACAGCGGGGTTTACGATGAAGAGATGAAGGATTTTATTAATGAGGAAATAAAATAACAGTCATGAGAAATAAAGAACTAATAGCTCTACTCCAAGAGCAAGACCCGGAAGCGGAGGTAATGATCCGCACGTCCGATGATCAATATTACTACGATTTAGTGGACGTGTTCACGGATAAGGATGGGGATGTCATAATACAGGAGGGGTAAATGTGGATAATATGGATTATCTACTGGGAGTATTTCTTTTCTCAATATATATGTCTCTCCATATACATCATAGTAAAGCTGACCTTTATCGTCCTTCCGAATATCTTTCCATCCTGCTACATTGCATTCATTGTCTATATATAGGATTACCATGTCCGCCGTCTCCGGTCTCACCCCGGCCTCTAATAGCCGGGCTGATTGTTCTTTATTCGTGCAAATTTGATTCATATTATAATTCGTTGTTAAAATATTCCATATTACGATCATTCATATCAAAATGATTGCCCCGCTTGGTCCCTATCCGCTTTAATAGACATGATACCCGATCATATAGAATGTGAGGGATACAACTATTACCTATTCATACTTCCACGAGATAAAGAATTCACTGTAAAGTATTCCGCAGGAAGTAACCTTGCCCAGTCATATTGCAGGGAGAGCCTTTTTGATGCTATCACTGAAATGATTGAATGGCTTATCAAGGAAGGACACCTTGACAAGAAATTCCTAACAGATAAATGCGGCGATTGCCGACTTATCGAGGATGAAGACGCTAACGGGGAAGCTTGGTGCGCCTTCCATCAAAAGCCGGTAAGGTGCGATAGCAAGGCTTGTGATGATATTTTAGAGAAAGGAGGTAATGATGATCACACGTGATGATTTACAATTAAGGATATTGTCCTGTATGTCTATGGAAGGTAGTGGAATCGTTAAGTACAGGGATGACGTTAACAAGATTTCCGCTGTTACTATCACCCCAAGAAAACACGAGCTATCATACGGCAAGCCAAAAACGACATACTACATCGATAACGTGGAAAAGGAATTTACAGACCTCGATGAACTCATAGACTTCTATAACGAGAAATTTAGGTTTGAGGAAGAAAATCCGGATCAAGAAGTAACATTTGTAAAAGTTATAAAAAGGAGAAATAAATATGAGCAAGATTGATATGAGACAGACAGTAGAAGAAGCGGCAAAGGATTACGCCATAAGAAAAACGAGTTTTCGCAAGAATGTTCTCAAAGAAGTGGATGCGGATGACTATGTGCTTCGCAAAGATAATTGTCGTGAGGACTTCAAAGCAGGTGCCGAATGGCTGGCAAAGCAATCACCGTGGGTAAGCGTGAAGGAACGTCTACCGGAAAATCAAGACATAGTCTTGGTTAGAGGTGAGTACGGGGGCAAAGCCACCGCTTATCTACATGGCAAGGATAGCGGCTTTATCGTTTACGGGGAGGACGCTTATAAGGTATTCGGGGAGGTTACCCATTGGTGCCATATTCCCGATCTTGGGGAATAGTATTAACCGAGCCTTCCCTTGAAGGCTCTTAATTAAAAAAATAACGAGTATGAACGGAGAACAGATAATTCCCCCAATCACAGACCCGCTGGGGGCATATTGGGAACAGCCGCACAGACGGTATATCGAATTAGACGAAACGCATGCCCTGATGAGTGAGCAAACATTTAAGGGGTTGATGGAATATTCCTCTACTTTACCGTCAGGCACATACGATGGTAAGATGTGGAAAGCCCAAAGAGGTGACAAATGGTTCTTAGCATGGTATTGCCCAGATCAAAACCCGGCTTATATCGGTATTCAGTGGAGAGAAATATTAATTGCATAAATATATATGAGTACACGAACCTAACAAATAAAAGTAAGCGACAAACATGGCTTTATACATGATGTCACATTGGAACACAAGCCTCATTTTGGTTTTTCCTCTGCAATTTCTGGTAGTGAAGTCATTGCTCAGGTTGAGAACGGAAAGATACACGAACCTCTTTCTGACGATGATTTAGAATGGGAAAGGTATGAGGAACTTTACGGAGAATGGACAGACGAGGTAAAAACTACTATCGTCCTAGAATGTGAGAACTATTTTAACACTAAGGATATATGAGGCTATTACGATACAGAGAGCTTAACCCGTATGAGATACGGGATTTACTTGATGAATATATTGGACTGACAGATTATCAAAAGGAAAAATTGGTAGATACAGGATGGCTTCCATTTCATATTATAAAATATGAGTCGCCCGAACCTGTCAGACCTATATGGAGACTTACTATTCTGCTTTATTGGATGTTCTGTCTCCTCATGCTCTTGTTGGTCATGCCCCTAAAGTGGCTCTTGACTGGCAAACGGTATTTTTCCGATAAACATTGGACTTATAAAGTTTATGTCTTCTGGACAAAGAAATTAGGATTAACATAAAACTAAAAATAAGTGAATATGGCAACAAAATATAAAATCAAACAACATGTGTGGTGTACGAACGAAAGGCATAAGTCGGAAGTCGGCGTTATCGCTGAAGTCGTGGAAGAAAAGTCTTTAGTTAAAACCAAAGATGGGGTACGTGAAGAAAACCTTTATTGTGTTATGCTCCATTATCCTAACGGGAAAATGTATTTCGAGGAATTTTTTGAATCAGAGTTAGAGTTAGTAGAACATTAAGAATAACAGAATCATGAGTAAAAGTAATCATCAAATCGAAGTTGGAAAACTTAGCAAAATAGAATCTGAACTGCTCAGATTAATATCTGACTCGGGAAACGAGGAATTACAAAATAAGTTTCTTGAGTGGCAGAGACAAAGAGCTATCTGCAATGTGTCATTGGTTACGGAATTAGAGCATTCTATTAATAATAAATAACCATGAGATTAAGACAAGCCAAGAAGATAATGAAAAACTTCCAGTTATATCCCGGGATGTTATGGATATATGGAACCGGAAGACTGGATAAAGCCAACAATATAGTGCTACATCATTATTCTAGGGTGAAACCCGGAATAAAAGTATGGAACGCTTTAACGGATAAAGATCCGCTATTGGCGATCAAGATACTTAATGAGTCAATCAAATCAAAGAAACCATGAGTTTATTTAAACTTTTATTGTTTATTTGCAAAAAATATTTTTTATGAGAATTATAAAATCGGACACAGGAAACGAGGTGAAAGTATTCGCCGAGACATTTGAAGATGAAGCTTATGAGCAAGTTAAAAGACTCGCAAACTATGAGGCTTATCAGAATTCAATTATTAGAATAATGCCAGATAGCCATGCAGGTAAGGGATGTACTGTCGGTACTACAATGACAATAACCGATAAGGTAACCCCCAATTTAGTTGGGGTGGATATTGGTTGCGGTATGCTTACCGTGGAATTGGCAGATCAATCCATAGACTGTGAGAAATTGGATTCCGTTATAAGGGAAATGGTTCCTAATGGGTTTGATATACATGACACCCAAAAGGAGAATTTTGATTTTTCAAACCTACGATGTGCGAAGCAAGTAGATTTAAATAGGGCTTATCTATCACTCGGTACGCTTGGAGGCGGTAATCATTTTATAGAGGTGGACTATTCAGAAAGAAACCATAGGTACTATTTGGTTATTCACTCTGGCAGTAGAAAACTGGGAGGCGATGTTTGTAAGCACTATCAAAATTTGGCCGCAAATACAGAAAGTGATCGGGCGATTGAGCTACGTAATACTATTGCCAGATTGAAAGCAGAAGGTAGGGAAAGGGATATTCAGGAAGCGATTAAGAACATTTCTATTCCCGGTAAGGACAAAGAGCTAGCGCATCTTTCAGGTAGTGATTTTCACGACTATATTAATGACATGGCAATAGTACAACGCTTTGCGATGCTCAACCGTGCTACTATGGCAGCGATTATCATTAAGGGGATGGGATTTACTGAGGTAAATAGATTTGAAACCATACACAACTACATTGATTTTAGCCGTATGATCCTTAGAAAAGGAGCTGTAAGTGCTGAGCTTGGAGAAAAGCTACTTATTCCTATCAATATGCGTGATGGATCTCTTATCTGTATCGGGAAAGGAAATCCCGACTGGAACTATTCAGCGCCGCACGGGGCCGGACGTTTGATGAGTCGGAACAAGGCAAAGGAGTTACTCAGCATGGAGGAATACCAAGAATCCATGAATGGAATATACACAACTTCTGTAAGCAAGGCCACAATAGACGAGGCCCCACAAGCGTACAAGTCCATGGAAGAGATCATGGATGCAATTACGGGTACTGTCGAAATTATAGATGTTATAAGACCAGTCTATAACTTTAAGGCGCAATAAACCAAATCATAACAGGCACATCAAGTGTCTAATCCGAGCCATCACCTCGTAAAAGTTGACAGGCTCGAAATCTAAGGAATCCGTGAGGCGGTCTATCTCCCGTCTTGCGGATTCCTTCTTTGCGTGTCCTTTATTTTTGGTTTTCTTAGTCATCCATGGCACACATATAAATCCAGACCTTGCCTTCCGGAGCGTCATCGTCAAGGAAATAGAAATTTATAGCGTCCTCGATGATTTTCTTTTCAGCGTCATGGTCAAACCATTCCGTGAATTTAATCTCCTTGTCATGCCAGTTCGCGTTAAGAGCAACGTACACGTCCCATATGTTGGTATTTCCCGGTATGCTCATGCCTTTTATAGCGGTAGCCACCTGCTCCATATTCCAGTGCTCGCCTTTATGCTCTCCCGCCTTGCCTTTATGACGCATTGCCGCCACGTCCATCTTAGCGAAATGCTCATTATAATGAGGACCGCAAAAAACCTCATGTATATCACGTATGGCCTCGTCATACTTCTCGGGATCTTTTTCCTTTAGACACTCCATCGCCTCGTCCAGTTCTCCTATGGCCTCCCACATCTTTTTTTCGGATACCATCCCTTTTGAGTGGTAATCCTTCATCAGTTCTTTGTAACGCATGATCTTGCATTTTAAACATTAATGAATCAAGCGCCGGGAGCCGCTGGAAAGGTAGCGGAAATAGTCAATGGGGTAGCCAAACTTACACCGTAGGCACGGTTACAACACTTGACGTTCTCGGGCGTGACTTGGGTGACGAGAGGGGTAAGAGATATCGTGGGAACAGCGCCAGCGGCCCCGATAAAAGCTACCTTGAATTGCTCGACCCATTGCTTGGTAACCGTCCTGCAGGATCCCTTGGGCGTATAAGCCACAAGTACAGCGGCATTGATCGTAACCGTCGTTTGCGTATTCACCGTACTTTGCTCGGCGACGGTGAAATTGACTATGCCGGTAGGCTGTACGCCATTGTCTGCGCAATAGGCCTGACACAAATTCTCCACTACATTAGTCAAGTATTGTTGGCTGGTAGCGGCGATCGCAATTGGTGTTAATTGAATCATGATCGTAATTATTATTGATTATTTATTTATCCACATCATCACCTTGTGGAATAGGTTCCTCTGTCAATACCTCATATGAGCCGGTCTTCTCCGGGACCGGAAGATTGTAACGCAACAACGTCCTTAGTTCCTCCAAGTCATCGGTCTCGAACTCGACCTTTCCCTCAAACAGGGAAAGCCCGCCGTTTCTTATAGCGTCCTCCACCACCTTGTGCGCCAACTCCGGGATAGCCTCATCGGGGATGCCTTGAAGGTACCGAGCCAACATCGGCTCAACTAATGAGGATGACAATCCGTCTAGCAATGGGGATATCTCCTTGGATATGCTCCACATGGGACTTACCCAACCCGTGGAGCGTAACTTAGCGTCTATGTTCGCTATGAAAGGAAGTTGTCCCAACCGAGTTCCCAAGAGACCTTGGATAGCGGGCTGTGCCCACTTATTGAGCACAGCCGCCAGTTTTTGAGCGTTAGAGTACATGGCCATCATCAATTACATCCGCAACATCCCGTATCACAAACCTTACGCTGCGGGATCACCAACTCGCTCAATGCCGCTAGATCCGCGATCTGCTGTTGCATGCATTTCAATGTAGCGGTGTTAGTCCCATTGTAAACGGCTTGGTTCATGTTAATTGAGGCTTGTTCCTCCTTGTTCCTGTTGATGATTGTCAACAAGCGGTCATAAACATCCGCCAACTTTTGGTCAGTGTAAGTGTTGGATTTCAACAAGGCGATCTCAGAGTCCTTAGCGGAAATCTTATCCATCATCCCAGCCTCATAGCGGGAAATAGGCCTGTCTTCGGATGTGATTACCTCAACCGGACCGCCATATCCAGCGTTCCTTACGTTGCCACAACCACCCAAAAGATTCCCGGCGTTCAATCCCAAGAAAGAAGCGATACCTGCGGAAGCTCCCACGGTGTTGTAATTACCTTGGCCTTGCCCGGTGACACTGTACTCCTCACCATTCATTCCTTTAATTCTCATAACCTAGATTTTTTAATGATCATGTCCGGGTATCCCGGACACCACAAAAATCCAGAGAAGTGCCTTGCTAAATAAATATCTCCTTGCTAGCTTGTTGCGAGGTTGTTGCTAGTTCTTTGCGGAAGGGAATGAGACAAAAAAAGCCCCCAGATTTTTGGGGGCCATAGGAAGCATAAGGATAGCGGTTAATTATAAATTTATAGCCAATAATTCTTCTCCTAGTTTATGAAGGGCATTTTCTAATTTAACGGTTTGTTCTGGGCGTGGGTTACGCAAACCTGACGCATAATGCCATAATTGTTTTTGGTTTATGCCCGTAATACGCTCTAATCCTGCTTTGGTGAATATCTTTGAATAGAAATCCAAAAGAGATTTAACATCCATTTTAAACGCCAAACAATACTCACCCTTAAGCGCCTCTGGAATGGTATCGCCAAACTCATTACATTCATCTATTAGCACGTTAATAGAATCAATTATACATTTTTTTATTTCTTCCACGCTTTTACCTGTTGCCACGATGCCATCCACTTCTTGCAGATATGCCGAGTAATTATTCTCGGTTCTCTCGATTATAACAGTCAACGTTTTCATCTTGATATTTTTTTTAGGTTCATGTTTGCAAATTTATCACTCATCCAAAATGAAAGCAGGACTGGCTATATGTCCTGCTATCCATTGGATGTTAATCAAATTTTATCAAAGTCAGACTCGCTTAGCCCGGCTTGTTTTAATATTGATTTTAGCGTACCGATTGCTAGATCGTCACTAGGACTCCCCGGAATAGGAATAGAACGGGGTTCTCCGTCTTTCCTGAATATCCTGTGATCTCCTCTAGTTCTTATGTGCGCCCATCCATTCGCTTCCAATAAGGCCATAACAGCCTTGATCTTTCTTACCATGTGCTAATCCTTTTGGTTAATAAAATCATCATCTTGGATGAATGAACGCACAAAGATAACTATTTTTCTATCACCTACAATGTTTTCGGTAACTTTTTTTTCTATCATTAGTATAACATTTGAACTTTGAAAAAGTTGTAATATAATCATAACTATTCATTTATGTTATCTTTAACGCTCTCCACCGTCCTCCTCAGGTAGTAACTTCTCCTTATTCTGTCCGGGTACAAGTTACGCATCCTGTTGACCGCCTGCCTCGTCATCCCCGTCAGATCGGATATGATATTGTCGCTCAACTTGCGATCGGCCAGTATGGTTATAGCCACTCCCCTAGCGTCAACGTTCCTCTCCTTATTGTTGCTAAACATCATTACCGGATCGGTTCCGCACTCCTTGCAGACAGCCTCTATCACTTTTTTGTAAAAAATTTCCACCTTATTCATAAACTTTTTATTTCGTGGTTTGTTTTACTATCAAAGCCGGGCACAAAAAATGCACGGCAGAAAGACATATAAGAATCTTCCCGTCGTGCGTGGCATGAAAAAATAATCAAACTTCCGATCCGATTATTTAGGGAAGATTCTTTTTTCTTCATCTTCCCTTTCCGGTTCGTTCTCACGAAGTCACCATCAAACTAATATTAAATTAACCATGAACAAAAAAACGTCAACCCTTGTTATTCATATGACGAATTATTATTACTAGTTAATAGGGGCTTCCCGGACGTGAGTCATGGAGGCCTCACCAAATCCTGCAGAATCCACCCAATCCAACGTAAGGTGATAGTCCATGTTTCCCGATCCCATAACCGGCAATAACACCTATTCCCCATCTACGGGGGGTGATCGTCTTGGTTATATACTCAGTCCTTCTATAAACCTCGATGTAATCAAGATTAGGCTTATAGCCGGATATTGACAGCCGGTAATCATCCGTCTTGTACTCCTTTTGAGTTATCGGCACCGGGACATATATAGGTTCCTTAATCGTGTCACCGTCTAATGTAATGTAGACAGGAAAAGGCTCTGGTATCGTCCGCACCAATGTCTCGTAAACAGGATACGGGATACTGTCATGGATCGTGTCGGTTATTAATACGGTATCAGATTTAGACACGACTTTATCAGTCACATCCCCCCGGATATGGTAGCCAGCCGTGAAACTGGCTACCAAGCACACTAGTATTAATATTACTTGCCAAGGTTTCATATATTGCGATACTCCTCCTCGGCATTAAAACACGGACACATCTTCATCCACTCGTCCGGTTCAATCTTACCGTTACCGTTAAGATCCGGGGATAGGTCACGATGACCGCAGATCCTACTATCCGGGAACTGTACGACCAAATCCAACAACAGCCTTATAATCGACTGTCTCTGTGCCTCCGTACGTGTATCATCCGGATTCCCGTCCGGATCAAGACCACCCTCATAGCATATTCCTATACTGTTCTTGTTATATCCGGTCACATGAGCCGGAATCAATTCCAATGGACGCATAGATACTATCTCCCCGCTCTTCCGGATATAATAGTTATAACCCGCGGAGTTGAATCCTCTCGCCTTGTGGTCTCTCTCTAATTGCTCAGGGGTATAATCCTTATCTACCCTAGTGGCCGAACAATGGATCACGATCAAGTTGATTTTCCTGTTAATCGTTCTCATATCAATTATTTTTTATACTTTTATGCGCTTTGTTAACCTTGCTATCCTCCCTTGCGAAAGACAGGAAGCTAAAATTTATCCGGCTCCCCTATCCTTTTGGATCTGGGGATCCTTCTTTATCGCAATCTTTATCCTCCTTATCCTCACTATTTATATTGTTCTCGATAGGAGGATTCCTATTGGTACATTTCAAATCTCTGCATTTAAGTACTTTGTATACCGCTATCTGGGTTGTAAGACGGTTATTCTCGTCACGAAAATGTCCCTGATCGTCGTATAGTTTATCTATAAGATTGCTCAAACCTTTCTTTTCCTCCTGACTTTTAATATACAATTCCTTCCATTGTTCACTCGCTTTCGTCTCATTCTCCAACTCTGCCGATTTCCTCTTTTGCGGAAACATCAGCACTGCTCCAAGACCGCCTCCTCCAACAAAGGTTAATACGGCGGTTAACATCATCGTCCAATCCATTCTTCCGATCCTTTTTTTATTTAGTTATAAAACCACTACGCTCTCATCCTCTCTCGCCGCCTCCCACTCGGCGAAATCGCTATCCACACGGTCTTTCAACGCCTTCCTCTCGTTAAGGAACGTCTTATAAGACTCCACGTATGACAAGTCCAGTATGCCTAGCTGGGCGGCATTGTAGTCGTTCAGCTTCTTTTGCTCCACGTCCTTGTCCCATAGGGCGTTGATACAGGCCTCCAATATCTTGTTGGCCGTCAACGTGGGCCATACCCTGACCTCGTTGTAACTATAGGAGATCACGGGGGCCATATCGTCACCCATCTCCCTTGTCTCCTCTCTAACGTCCCACCGGTACAGGTAGGAACCGTCACCGTCCCGCTCTATTTTAGGCGGCATTGTGTCGCTCCATGATCGCTTCATAAAACTCTGGTTTTAAAATTTTCTTAGCTAAATGCTTGCTATCGCTATCATATATCCAGCCCAGCCAACCGGCTAGACCTGCCTTGTATTCCGTTAAGGATATATTCGGGACTTTATTCAATCTAGCCGCCGCACGGCATAGATTTTGTTTTGTCCTCTTCCTTATCCGTATATGCTCCTTATAGAAAACGAACCCCACGAAATCTATACCACGGCCGCTTTTATCCGATCTTCTCTCAGCGATCTTAAATATCTGGTAATTCCCTTTCAGCTCCAACTTCAACACGGCCAATCTATCGATAAGCCACGGAAGTAATACGTTTCTCAAGAAACACTTATCATGATGGAAAAAAGTCATGTCATCCGCGTATCTGATATAATGCCTTATATCTATAATCTCCTTTATCTCGTGATCCAGATAGGCGAGATAAAGATTCGCAAGATATTGGCTAAGATAGTTCCCGATCGGAACGCCGGGAGCGGAATCGATGATCTCATCCAACAACATAAGCAAGCGATCGTCCTTGATCTTCTTCCGAGCGATGCCTTTCAACACCTCATGGTCTATTGACGGATAGAATTTGCGGATATCAACCTTGAGGCAATAGACGGATTCACGATCGGACAAAGCCCGTCTTGTCCTCTTATACGCCTCCGTTATTCCTCTTCCCTTGATACATGATGTCGTATCAGCCGTGAACACGGAAACCCATATAGGTTCCATGACGTTCATTATGGCATGATGCAATATCCTGTCCGGATAATAAGGGAGCTTGAAGATGATCCTTTCTTTTGGCTCATAGATGGTATCAGTCCGGTACTTGGAAGTCTTGAATGTGCCATCCAGCAGAGACTTTAGCAAACGGCTTAGATTACCCTCTTTGTCCTTGTCAAACAACCTTATGCCGTATGAATCCTTCTTTCCCCTTCGGGCTTTCATGTCCGCAAGTATCAAGTTGTCCATATTCGCTATCTTATCAAATAAATTCCCTATTCTCTTCATTTTATTGTCATTAATTTGCTTTTTATCATAGGGAGTCTTCGGTTTCCCTACCAACACCCTTTATATGGGGAGACTTTTTTCGCCAAGAGGCGAGGCCACCATCCCTGTTTGTTATCTAAATATCTTTTCCCCTCTCTAAAAGTATAGGCGTGAACCGATGTTACGATTCGCATCGGAAGGCGCATTATTCGTATTCACGTTAGCGAGGCCTGCATTCGACCTGTTGTCCGCATTACCGCCAACCAGCACCACCTAGGGATGATCGACCCTCATTCCGTCATTCGAGATAATACCTGTTCCCGGAGGCTCGCATCGTCACTTTCCTCGGGAACTTGTCCATCTCCTTTATCTTACCAAGAACGTACTTGATCTCTTGGGAGTTCGTAAAGAATTTCTTGGCATCACTATCCTTATCCTCTAGATTCTCCTTGATCATGACAAGCGCCCTGTCTTTCCCGAACTTGGTGGACACGCCATCCATGTAATCGATTACCCAGAACGTGAGATTCGTCAACTTCTGTTGGGTGATCTCCGGACAATTAAAATGCCTTGAGTTCTTATCCCTTAGGATATTCAAGAACGACAAGCTGCCGTCATCTTTATTCTTTTCTTCTTCCATTTTTATCTTCATTAAACGTTATACAAAAAATTCCCGACGTGAGACGTGCGGCTACGCCGACGTTTTACGAAATTCGGGGAAAAAGCAAAGGCGCGAACCGAAGTAACGATACGCAGCGGAAGGCGCATCAGCCGTAGTCACGCCAGCGAGGCCCGCCCTCGACCCGTCGCCCGCATAACCGCCAACCAGCACCACCTGCATGCGGTTAGCCGATGTGTAGGTGTAGTAGTAGTCGCACCAGTAGGTAGAACTACTACCGCCGATCTCCGTAGCTACGATATCACCATCCTCACCTAGGAGCATCTTCTTGGCATAACCATTGGTACGGCAGATGTTGCCTTTCTTGTTATAGCCTGTGTAAGATGTGTCGCTGAAATTCGATGGGTCATCGGTAGTCCATAATATGGATAATCCCGCATCGCCCGTGGTGACCTGTATATTGGCCCCGTCAGTGTATTTCCATATGTGTCCGAACGGATTCTCTATACCACGGTACCTGTTAGCCATCAACGTGGCATGAGTACCGCCGGAAGCGTTCTTCACGACATATGCCTTCTCTCCCGATCCGTTCCCGAACTCGTTGGTATAGCCGCATGGGATAAGGGGATTGGCGTTATTGAAGTTAATCCAATCCGTCATTTGCGTCGGTCCCGGACCTAGGCCACCTTGGGCGAAACCGTTAGCGTCTTTCTGGGCGTTGAAAGGCTTCTGGCTGTCCAGCGTGGCGTACTCGACGGCGAATAACCAGAACAGTATCTTGTGGGCGTTGTAGGTGTACATTTCCCATCCGCTGCCTCTTTTCCTCGCGGCTTGTCGGAATTGGTCTCGGGTGAGGTTGGTGACGGGACGGCCTAGCAAGGAACGGTAGGTGCCGTCCCAGTCGGCGGTGTTGTCGCCACCTCTTCTATTTACGTTTGTGCTACCTACTCCATAGGCAGACAATAAAGTCATCGACGGCCTATCTATTCCTCCCTCGAAAGCACTCATATAACGTTTATTAATATAGGTATATCCGGGCATAGGAGTATCAGACATCATACATCCAAACTTAAGGCCTTTTATGTAGAAACGAATCCAAAACCTATCCATTTCTGCCATTATAGCCTCTAAAAGATAATCTATAGACATATCCTCTTGTGACCAAGAAGATGCTCCTAAATATTTTTTCACTCCCCCGCTATTATCTAACACGCACCCTCTTATCTTACTCTGCACCGGCAACTCCCGATGTAGTTGCATATTACCCACACGCTTCCCGTCCGGGCTTGACGAAGCCATGTCCCACTCTACACCGTAGGCGTACCGCTCCTCTATATCCGGGATGTCCTCCCAAGCGGGGGTCCACTCGGTGGAGATGTCTCCGTACTCGAGCTTGATCTTGTAGATGGTAGAGATATCCGCATGAGCACCCCCAAACGGATACGTAAAAATAGCCAAATGCGTATTTGAAACTACTGAGGATGAATCATGAATATTCCAATTGAAAGTTATACTCGCCTTACCGTTTACTGGAACCAGAAGAGGAATGGGAACACCAGCACTAGCCCCTCCGCCAGAATTATATAAGGCAAACGAAGTGACATCTTCTCCTAATTCCCCCCATATTGTAACAGTTACTTGTGTGCCTTCTGGTATCTGCTCCGCCAACCAATAATTAGCTATATTATAATTCGAGTTACTCACCTCCTTCCCAGACCCAAGCAATAAATTCTTCCCATATACTGGCAGTTTGCGGTAATTGCCGTCGGCCATCAGCGACTTATCCTTGTCCCCCTTGGTCTCCAGCGTTATCGACACGTCCGGATCGTCGTTTTTGGCCTTGTCCGGCGTTATGGTTATCTGCCCGTTAGACGGGGTGGAGGTGACAACGGGCTTTAACTTATCAACGTCCGTCCTTAGACCGGTGACCAGATTCCGGATATTCGTATCGTCGTAATGGTCACGCAAGTTAGGCGTGGTTATGGTTCCCTCAGCGGAGGTTATCTCCAAGACGTATTCCGTGTCCGTGTTAGTCTTTATCCTCACCTTGATGTCTTGCATCATCAACGGAAGCTCGGAGTACGTATGGATACCGTCCGAGAACTTCATGTTTAAATTTCCGTTTGCTAACCGCTCGAAAAGCCATAGCGACGGCGGGTATATGGTGCTGTCAGCCGTCCACTCGGCGGTGGACTGCTCTATCTGTTGGTATACGTAAGCTCCTCTCTTGCTCATGATAATATCCCTTTATCGATTATTGTTACTGATTCATTGTAGTAATTCGCCCCGGTCAAGTAGACGTTCCCCGGTAACGCAGCACCGGAAGACTCCTCCCATATGGCCTTACCCTCCACTATGTCGTGGAGCTTGTAGAACGTAACGTCTCCGGGAGACTCCCTTAGATAGACCTCACCGCCTATAGGGTAGCTCTTGGTCTCGCCGCCCTCCTCGTAGGTCACGTCGTTAACCCCCGGGACATGGTCGATCTCCCTTGTCTTGTATACGCCGACTACCGATCCGTCCTGTCCTTGCGGGATGGTAAGATCTAATTCCGCCAATGGTACCCCTTCCTCGGTCTCTCCCTTCTCGGTTATCGTGGCTTGGGCCGCCGTTCCCGGGAGACCGGTCGTCACCTTCCCGATCGATATCTTGGGAGAGAATCCCCTAGGGCCTCTCTGCAACACGAAGTTCATCCTGTATACGGGGTTGCCGGATGCGTCCGTGCCCCCGTCGGACAACGATACGGAAGGATACGTGCCCGCCGTTATGGTGCCTATGGAGAATTGCGGGGTCTTCCCGGTGAAGCCTCTCATGCCGGACACGTCCACGATGTAATCGTAGCCCGTGGATGTCCTGAGATACAGCTTGCCGGTATCCTCCTCCTCCACGCTGCCCGTGTTGATGATGACGAATTTACCCTCCGGGACGTTAGACTTGTCCGCCTCCATAGCCGATATTGACTTATAGACCCTGTAGATTGTGAACGCCTCCGGTTTCAGTATCCTGTCCGTCTTGATATAGGTCCCGGTAGCGTAATCCCACGTGTAGACATGGAAATCATCGCCGATATAGCCCGGGTGGTCAGACACCGACTTGGCGTTCTCTGCCGCCGTGTTCGCTTTCTCCGTGGCCGCGTCCGCCCTCTCCAAGGCGTGCCTCACGTCGTTCTCGAACTGGGTCTTCAAGGCGTTCACCTCGCTCACGATAGCGTCCATCCTCTCACGCACATCGGCGGCGGCTTCCGTGGCCGGCCTCTTCAAGTCGGCGAGCGGTATGAGGTTCTGCCACATCCCGTCCTCGTAACGCCACTGTATGTAATCTGCGGTGACCTGCAAGACGATCTGCTTCCCGTCAACGCCCCTCAACAAGGATATGGCCACACGCACGAGATCATAGGCCGAGCCGGATTGCCTGAACACCGGCAAGGACGATATACCTTGCAGGCTATCGGCCTCCTCGTACTGCCCCGGGTCTTTCGACGTGGTAAGCAAGAGGTCGTTGACCGCCGACGCTATCTTCTGGATGTCCTCGGGGGTCACCTCAGTGCCCGATGATAGGATGATGCTTTCCATATTACTCCACCGCTTGACTGTTCAACATCCCGTAAGTGTCGTTAAAGAATTGAGTGGCGATGGCCACCGCATCCTCCTTGCTCGTTATCACGCCGGGCTTGTCCACCGACATGAAGAATTGCCCGTTACGCTCGTAGGCCAGAGATCCCACACGTACCCCGTCCTTGATAAAAGAGCCTGTTATCCGGTCTATCCGCTCATCGGTCTTGACCGAGGCGGAATACTGTATCTTGATACCGGCTACTTCCGAGTAGCCGTTTATTGTCCTAGTATCGCTCGTTATCTCCATGGTCTCATACGTTTAAAATGTTAAAGATCTGACCGAAGGCCCCTGCGGTCAACGTCTTGTCGCAACATTTCTTTATCAATACTGATTCCTTGTCGCTGATATCTAATTCACCCTCGGCGGCGTTGATCCGTGTCATGAGGTTGTAAGCCTCGAACTTCTCGTCTTGATTCATGTCATCGCCGGACGAGTAAAGCCTAGCGCATACTATATCCTTGATGATTTGTACTTTTCCGAACTCGTCCTTCATGTCTTCCCCCTTGAATGTCTTTAGGGGCTTGTTGAAATTTACTTTCATGATTTACTGTATTTTAATTGTTAATATTATCCCAAAGATATTTTAAGCATATTCCCATCCCGCCATATAGCTCCTTTCACCTTTGGATCTACTGTTGACATATACGGAAATGTCATTAATCCCGATGGGGAGATATTAAACAAGACATTTCCTCTATTATCGTAAGATCCAAATCCGAAATATCCCATGGAAACTCGATAATTGGAGACACCTGAAGATGCGTTTCTCATATAAATATGGAATGCAGGTAATGACTGATATCCAGTCATATCATTAAACAAGATCTCTCCTGTTAAGGAGTTTTTATCATTAATCATACGAATACTTCTCGTCGATGGGTCTATTATGATTCTATTCCCATTATCTGAGGTTTGTATTTTGCCTATTATACTTAAATCTCCAGATGTATTCCAAGAGATATTCTTATTAGCTAGGAATCCTGACCCATCATGCCGTAAGACAATCTTAGCTTCATTATTCACGGCTTGTCCATATGTACCTCCAGTCCAAAAACATACGTTATTTACATCTGGTGAAATGCCTCCTTTCACGGAGAGATTATCAATAGAACCGGAACCAACCTCTATCCTACGATTCAAACTCATGCCATCGTTACTAAACCGATAGAAAGCACTCGTTATATCGGAAGCTTTATTTACATCAAAGACTGTGTCTTTAATAGTATCACGCAAGTTACTATCAAGCATTGATATAGTTACCACACCAACAAGGTCAATCCTCTCCGCCTTGATCGTGGTGGTGGTTGCCGTCTGGTTGATATACGATATGATATTATCGCCGTTCTCCAAGCTCTTGGCGGCGAACAACGTATTTCCCTGCGTAGTGTTGATCCATCCCGCCGTGTCTATCTCATTCCTTATATTGTCCACCCTAGTGGAGATACCCGTGATTTGTCCCGCCTGTACCGACAAGTCCGACTCCAGCTTCACCTTCACTTGGTTTGTCGCCGTATCGGTATAGTCCTTCAACTTGTCCTGTATATACTTGTTCGCCGTCTCCACGGCGCTCTCGAACGAGGACATGGCAGTGTTGAAGGCCGCAAATTTCTTATCCACGTCGGCCTTCTCCGAGGCCGTGGTCTTTCCGTCCGCTATGGCCGTGTTGATACTGCTTATCAAGGCGCTTATAGACGAGTCCAAGACATCCTTGGCCGATTTAAGACCGGTCTTGGCCGCCCCGTCAAGGTAAGTGTTGGAATACAGCTTAGTATAAGTGGCGGTCACGCTGTCCTTGGACGTGTTCACCGTATTAAGGTACTTCTCTATGGCCTTGGCCTCGGCCTCCGTTATGATACCGTCGGCGAAAGCGCCGTCAACGTAGGAGTTCAGGCTTGTCACGGACTGGTTAGCGTTATCGGCGGCGGTCTGGGCGGCCTTGGCGGCGTTATTGGCCAGCGTTATGGCCTCTTGCGCCGTGGCGAATTGCTCCTCCGTCACACGGGCGGATATCTCCTCGGCCATGACCGACAACTCAGCGTCATACTTGGTATATATCGCCCCGGTCTCCGAGTCCACGTACTCCTTCGTGGCCAGTAACTTGATATACTCCTCTGTCTGTAATATCCGCGTCTCAAGCTTTATCACGGCATCGGCCAGCCTGTCATTGAACAACGACACGCCGTAGATCAATATCTCGCCGGTGAATCCGATCCGGAAATCCCCGGTACCGTCCCATTTGCCGACTTTTGACAGCTTGACGTACTCGCCGGACGGATCGAGGGTCAAGGAGTCGTACAACTCCTGCCCGGCGAAACCCACCGTCAAAACACCTCGTCTCATGACCTTGTAGAAAAAGGCGTACGAGTAGGTCCCAGCCGCCTTATCGCCTTTCATGTTGGCGTTTGACTGGTATATGGTAGTCCCCAGCAGACGGAGTACGTTGCGCTCACCGTCACGGTAGATGTCCGCCACCTCTCTCTTCTCCGAGTAGAAAGCGCCGCCTATCCATAACAGGTCGCCCCCGACGTTGATGAAATGGACCTCGTTCTCCGACCGCCAATAATTCGTGTCCTTCCCGAACGTGGAGTTGACAAGTATATTTCCGGATTCCAGAGACATGTCGTTCCTCACCCCCTCGATCTCGCTCCTCAGCTCCCCGTTCATCACGGAGAACTGTTGTTCCACGGTCATGCCGTTATCGAGGTATATGGACGAGTTCTCTATATAGATCCCGTTAAGGTAAGCTCCGTAACCCTTCAGTTGCGTACCGTTCTTGGTACGGATCATGGAGAGGTTGCCTATCTGGGCCTTCAGCGTGTCTTGCGTGGAAACGCCCGTGATACCGTCATATACGGCGATGAACGGCGCTCCTTGATCCGCCGATGTCAGGTAGATAAGGCCCTGTCTGGTGGTATCCCTGTCGTTACCCCATCGCATGGCGAAATCCCCAGCCTCTGGCTCGCCGGTACCCTCTATCAGCGGGTAAGCCACGTCGAAATAGTCGGATGAGATACCGATACAGCGACCGAAGATATATTTAGTGGACGTGATACCGTTCCTTCTCTGTATCCTCACTCCATCACCTTCCCTGAGGTTCATCAGCATGAGACCGTCCATGTCGTCCATGTAGCATCTCCAACGATCGGACAGCCTCTCGACCCTCCCGATCTTGTTGATATCGGACACGATCTGGTTGCCGCCCAACCCGTATATCTGCGAATACACTATCTCGTAGGCCGTGAAGGTCTTCCTAACGAATATGTTGTCAAAGGTTCCCGTGGCCGTGGGGATGTCTATCTCCGTGCCCCAGCCGGTGAAGCCGGGGGCGAACGATATGGAGCCGATCTTGTTACCGGCGTATATGTCGGAACGCACCTTCAACGCCTCCATGATACCGGAACCGTCGGCCTTGATCTCCCAGCCCTTACCGTCCATGCCGTCGAGGAAGATGGAGGAGCCTATCTTCTTGTCGAAGATGATCTCTCCCGCCGCCTCGTCATTGATATCCTTGCGAAGATACCTCTTATCCAAGTCCTCAAGATCGAGGATGTCACAGGTATCCAAGCCCGTGACATGGCCGAAGCCATCTAGCAATACGGACGCAATACCTTTCTTCTTCGTCTTATTTATACTCTCTTGCGAAGAGGTATCCTTATGGGAAATCGTATATATATTATTGATATCCGATTTTATCTCTATACCCGGACCTTGCGCCAAGGAGAAATCGCCTCCTCCCCCCTCACCTCCGCTTCCGGAACCTTGACCGCCTATCCTTCGCACCTTATTATCACTGGCAAGGATGAACAAGGCGGGGTCTCCGGCGTAATCGTTCACGAACAACTCGCCCCTCGTCAACCCGGAGAGGTGCCATTCCTTGGTCCCGTCATCTATAGCGACGGGAGGAGGAGCCGCTTGCAGCTTACCCTCGGACATCACCGTGTCCGACCCGTACCATATATGTTTGGTTAATTTCTTTTTGCTCATAACGAATCCAAGTTTGATTGATTGACAAAGGCCCCCACGGAATCATCATACACCAGAACCTGCCCGTCCTTGGCGTTTGCCACGTTCACGCTTATGGAACCCGTGACCCAAGATCCGTCCGACTGTTCCGTGAACCCGTTAAAGGAGATATTCTCCGCTCTCTCAACGTTAAACGTATAATCAAACAACGGGTATCTCTCGGCTATCACTTGCCTCTCGGGTACGCTGGACTCGCTCCGGACATACCTAACGCCGTTTATCCTCACCTCGGACAGACAGAATATGTTATTGATCAAGCGGGCCATCTCGAAAGGTACCCCCTCGTTATCCCCTATCGTGAGCGTGTCCACCTGATACGGTACGGCGTAAAGCTCTATGATCTCTTGCCCCTGTGTCCTGAACTGCTCGTTGCTAACGTTAAGGGAATGCCCATCCGACTTGAACCCTCCCTCTATCCATAGCTTGAAAGTCCTTTGATTGTTTCCAACCTCAAATACCGCCCCGAACGAGGTGATATTATCCCTGTTGGTATAGGACACCTCCGTCAGCCCCTCCAATTCCCCGTTATCGCAAAACCGGAAGGGGAGACTGCTTATCTGCCCCTCACTCCCGATTATGGAAGCCCTATAAAGGCTATTCCCTCTTGGAACGATAAACTCCAGAAGCTTATTCGAGTCGTTGATCTCATAGGATATGGGGGATATGACGAAGCTATCGTTGGCGCAAAGGTCGAACAACCTCATAGACAAAGTGGTGGAAGGGGATACTACGCATTGCACGGTTATATTCTCGGCATTAGAGAAGCGTTGTATATACTCACGCTCCATCTCGATGCCGTTATAGCCCACGTCAAAAAGCAACGGTGATATCTTGCTCACGTTTATCATACGCCTATAAACGCCAAAAGAGCCATACCCCGCAGGATACGACTCCCGCCGGGTATGGCTCTTAGGCTCTAATTTCTTTTTTGTTATGTCCTACAAATATAGGGGATAAGGATCAATTGTCAAAACAAATTCATGTAATTTTAGACAATATCAGCGAATAGGATGCCGTTTGGTATTTCCCTATCTTCTCCGTTATCTCGCTAACCCATCCCTCGTACGATCTCCCTGCGTACGAGAACGACAATTTGCCCCTGTAATTACCCGGGAACGGGGATAACCCCGGGGTCTCCAAGGAAACCTTATCGATCCTAATCCTCCGGTCGTTAACCGGCAGGGATATAGGAAGGGTCTCCGATACGCCTCCTATCGATATAGAGGAGTTTCCGTCCGAGGCCGTGAAAGACAGGTAATCCGTGCATATCCCGAGCCTTTCCTTATTGACAAGAAGCATATTTCTCGGCGAGTAGGAGGCGTTAAAGATAGTGTCGGAGAACAATACTCCCGTAACGGCATATATAGCTCCCCCATTCTCTTCTCTTACCAGAACTAATCTATCCCCATCTTTCCTAGCGTGGACAATAAATATGTCATTGTCGGAATCCGTATCCTTCGATTCCTCGTCACGCTCGTTAGCGAGAAACTCCAATCCGTAGCAATCTGCCCTATACGGGCTTATCAATGACAATATGTTGTCCTTTATGTCCAATCCCGTGCTGAAACTGCTCTTGAAGTGAAACTCGTCACGCCCGTTTATCTCATCATAGTCCTGCTTGTCGAATCCAATTTCAACCCCAGAGTATATCAACGACTCATCCACGGATAGCTCCATATTGCTCACGTGATCCAATTCTTTCGTCTCATTGACGAAGAAATCATTCATATGCCGGAAACGCACGCTATTATCAAGTATCTCGTAATCATACCCAAGCAACGCCTTGGCGAAATCACAGAACTTGGAGAAGGACGTATGGACCTTCGCGTCCTTTATTCCTCTCACGCTCTCAGCGGCCATCATCCAAGGTATGGGCATGGAACCGGAGACGATATCGCCGGACAATAACACGCCCATCCTTGACAATAACGAGGATAATAGTTTTTTAGGAGAGAAAGTGTCTATTTCCACCGGCTTATTTCGACCTATATAAGATACGGATATGTCTTTTACATCCTTAATTGTCAAATGAATATCAGTGCTATGACCTCCCGCCGAGTTGAAATAAACGGCAAATCTATCATCCGGATTTAATGATATGTCAAATGTCTTATCTATATTTATATATGTATCCGATAATGGTATGTCGGTCCTTTCTTCCCGTAAAATATCCCCTCCCTTGTTTAGTATAACAAAAAACAAAGCCAATACGATCTCCTCACTAGTCTTACCAGCTTTGATACTGAAGGAAATTCTTATTTTTATAGGATGTGGCGTAATCCCTTTTATCATATAATTGTCGCCTGTAGCCTCATGGATACTCAATATTTGATCCGACACATCTATTATGTTCTTTACGGCAAAATTTGTATCTATATAGGTTATTGGCAATAGCGTGTATATGTCTTTTGTATTTATGATAACCTCATATACGTCATCTTGCGTTTGATCCACATTTGGATTTATGGACCATTTCGTATTGTTGTTAAGATAGACCCTGTCATAATACAATGTATCCTCCTTTAGCTCCGACACCGGGATATCGTATACCTGCGACTTGTTTGCGTTGATGATGGACGCTACGCTATCGTCAATGGCGTTTATGGATATCGTATACCCGTCGCTCTGGTACGTGGAGAAATCGAGCTTGCAACGAAACTTCTCGTTATACCCCCAGCTATCGTTCAACACGCCTATCACCAATATGGCCGAGGCTTTCGTATAATTGGATAGGTACTCGGCCTCAAGAAGGTCGTATGCCCCCTTCACGAACTCAAACTTGTTGGAGAAGGAGCGAACGACACCGCCAAGATCCTTCCTCTTAGCCGATATCTCCACGTCCTCCCAGTTCTTGAGGTGATCCGTCACGTCGTACCTCTTCCCTCCTATTAATAACACCGCTTTTATCATACGCATATAAATAAGAAGAGCCGTCCGGGGACAAATACGTCTCCGGTACGGCTCTTTGGCTCTGTCACAAAGATAATGACTATTAAGATAATATCAACTAATCAATCGTATTATCTTTCTCGATCACCCGCAAGAAATCCCTCACGCATGACACGGCCCTCATCTTGTCCATGATATACCCGTCCTCGTAATTACCCTCGCAACTCAAATTGATAAGCGTATCTATCATATCGTCCATATCCTTAGAGAACAGGCAAGTGGACATACTCTTTATCTCTCTCATCATTTCCGGGGTTATGGTCAAGTCACCAATAACCAACTCATGCGCATGATCAACCTTGATCTCGTTACCGTCGGCTTTCACGACGATGCTTTTAATCTCATTCTCTTTCATATTCAATCAATCTTTTAATATTTCACAATTATTTTCAAGTCACAAAATGTTAAAGTCTTGGGTATACGTACTAAATCCGTACATCTAATCTATTTAGGTCACATTTTATACTTGGCATAGTCAAGGAAAGGAATCTTTCAAACAATCCTAGTAATCTTACCGTCACCGGGATCACCTCCCAGAAGATGGTTTATGTAAGCCAGCCCCTTCTGGGTTACGAGTACCTTCGTCACGACAAAGCCCGGATGATTCTCCCTCTCAATAAACTTCTCGGTCATCTCGAAATACCCGGCGTTGATGTACTTCTGTTTCGGCTCGTTCCGGTTGGAGAAGAACACGCCCATTTCTTTAAGCTTCTTGAAGAGGATGTTTCTTCCGAACCCTAATTTCAATATCTTCGCAGCCATACCGATATCAACCTTGTCCGAGGTCCCGAAAGCCTTGTCCGCAAAATCGGCCTTGGGCTGGAGCTTGCTGATAGTTCTATTTGCCTGTTCTATCTGCTCTTGCTGCTTGGCCGCCAACATCAACGCCTCCGAGAAAGATTGTGGAATCTGGAAACCTCCAGTCTTGATCTGCTCTTCCATACGGTTGAAAGCCTCAATATAATCTAACTTGAATTGAAGGGCCTTATCACCAGTAAAGCCCATAACCAATAATGTAAATCCATCACGATTCATAATATACATTGGCTGCATACGTCCATAATTGTCTGGATACTCTGACTCTATGAAGAGATTGGCGCAATTTTGCGCCGATGTCAATAATGCTTTTATCGCTCTCATTACATCTTTATGTAATTTGCCAAACTTCTCAGCGACCAATAAGCTGTTCGTGAAAATGCGATTATTATCGCCTTTAAATACTAATTCTTTCATAATCTTAATATATTTGTTATTGAAAATTCCATCAAACCCTCCGGCCGTATTACCGGAGGGGCATCTACTTCCGATCCTCTCCCCGTCGTTCGAGTTATCCCGCAAGCCTTACGCAAGTCATGTCGCTTATCACGCTCATGAATCTATCGTAGGTCTTTTTATTCCATTCCTTGTGATCCGGCATCCAGTCATTGAATATCTCCATGTAGACTACCTCGTGAGATCTGTCCTGTACGGTGACGCATAAACCGCCCGTCTCCGGCATAACGCCTACATTTATATGTACCGGTTTCCTTCCGATCATACACTCCAACGCAATCCTTTGCACGTTCTTCAATACCTCTATCGTTTCCATATTTCTTATATTATTAATGTATAGTTATCAATCTCCCGAATAAACCCTGTTACCGTAAAGGCTAGCCATACCGACATGAGATAAGACAACATGCTTGCGATACTCGATGCGTCTAGCTTCTTCCTCTGCCAATCTCTTGGCTTTGGCCTCATTATTTTTTATCTCTATCTTGGCATTATCCCATGCTATAGAAAGGCACTTGCCAAAAGACCAAGAGAATTTTCGGTAAAGTCTGAATAATCTCCATGCGTCTTTCATGATCTCACTCTTGTTGTATTTCTGTGTTGCCATTGTACTGTTGTTTTATTTTGATGATGCAAATGTAAGTCTATCATATTACATATACAAGAAAAAGAAATGCTATCATCTTAAATTTAACATCATTTAGTAGTATGATCGTTTTACATTTAATTATTCTGTGTAGTTTTGCATAAACTTAATACTGATCATTATGATAGATAGATTAATAATTAAAGAAGCTATTAAACATTACGGCACATCTGTTAATGAAGTAGCAGAGAAAATGGGTATATCAAGAGTTACTTTAAGCACGCACATTAATGGAAACCCATCTACAGAAATTCTTTTAAGAATAGCGGACGCAATAGGATGTCCAGTTACAGAGTTATTCGAGCAACCAAAGAAAGACTCTCTATCTATCACGTGCCCTAACTGCGGGCATCCATTGAAGATAAAGGTGGAATGATGTTATCTTCAATGATCTCAAAATAAAAATCATGAAAGTTTGTTTTCTGCATACAATGCACTACCTTTGCGATACAATATAATACAGAAGTAATATGGAAGCAGTAATAAGAAAACAAACCTCGTTCCGTTTACGTGAAGACTTGTTGCAAGTCTTGCAGGAGCAAGCCAAGAAAGCGAACAGGAGTTTGAATAATTTTGTAGAGAGCACCTTGATGGACGCTGTATACTCCGAGCCAAACGAGGAAACGATAGCGGCTATAAGGGAAGCACGCACGACCAAGAATAAAGAAACGTTCGACAGCGTGGATAGCTTGATGGAGGAATTAATGAAGTGAAAAAGAAATTACACCCAACAAGCCAGTTTAAGAAAGATTTCAAACGTATTCAGAAATTCCCCAAAAAAATCGCAGCTTTTGAATATATCGCAAATCTACTTATAAATGACCATCCGATTCCACAAGAATACAAACCTCACATGTTGAAAGGTGAGTATAAAGGGTGTATGGAATGCCATATAGAAGGGGATTTTCTTCTTATTTGGATTGACGGAGAAATAATCGACTTGCTTAGAATTGGTAGTCATTCCGAGTTGTTCGGAAAAAAAAGATGATTTCACGCCATCAAAAAGGATACATACTTACCTTGTCATCTAATATATGCTTCAAGTTACGCATGAGACATACAGCGTCAGCAAGGAAGTACTCAATTTCATAAACATGTTATCAAACATATTATTTTAATTCTTTAAGATTTCACTTATTAATATAAATATTTACTTTTGCATTGATTTATTAATTACAAAAACACACATGAAAACATTTTATTTGATATTTGGTATTCTATTTTTGAGTTCATGCAATGATAAATATACATATGTAGAAACCGTTAAAGAAAAAAGCTTCGATGGTGAATATTCTATTGAAAAAAAAGAAGAAATTTTTTCAGCCGCAAATGACTCTATCGCTTTTATTGAAGCTTATAAAAAGTTTTGTATTAGCATTGAAGTTGCTAATAAAATGAAAGAAAAGATAGGAAACAATCTATACTCAACCCCTATGAATTTTACCTTATATGATAAAAATGGGAATAAAATAGAAAATATAATTAGTGACAAAACACTGTTAGACATTAAAAACTCAATTAATAAAATTTCAGATAAAGATAACAATAGAGGAATATACTCTGAGTCTGAATCTTCAAATATTAATCTTATAGACTCTATACAAATAAAGGAACTTTCTCCTAATTTTATTTTTGAAAAAGACAAATTTGATCCTAATGGTAAAACTTGGATAAAACATAAAGATAATCAAAAATATATAAACAAAAATGATATAGGTTGTTATTTTATGTCCATAAATAACAATGTATTGAATTTTAGGTTTTTTATTCAATATTTGGCAGATGATTGGCTTTTCGTTCAAAAGTATCAATTTTCCATAGATGGTAATGCTTATGAGTTTGTTCCAAATCAAGTTGAACGAGATAATGGAGACGGTAAAATTTGGGAGTGGAGCGATGATTCTATAAATACTAAGAATAAGTTTGCTTTAATAAAAGCATTAGCTTATTCAAAAGAAGCTGAAATTAAGATTATAGGCCGCAATTATTATGAAATAAAAAAAATAACACAAAAACAAATTAATGCTATTAAAGAAACGTATCAATTATATTTAGCAATGGGTGGTATAATTAAATAACATAGATAGAGACAAGTAAAAGAACTTACTATCCCCTCCACCCAAAAGGCTCTGGAGGGGATTTTTATGAGATTGCCACATTTGTTGGCTAAGCAGTGTTTTTAAACAGACCTATTAGCCTAATAAAAAAGCCATACATTATTAACAATCAAAGATTTACCATCATATTTAATATTTGTTAGTTTTTTTAGCTAAAAAAATTTTGTTTGTTATCCAGTTTATCTCATCTTTGTGTCGAAAACAACAAAGATGAATGAATATGGGCACAGTCAAAAACAGTAAGGACATGCGGCCCAAAGATGTTAATAGCAAAATTGTGACCGCAGCTTCAGAAAAGAAGGATACCCAAGTAAAGTTCAGATCCCTTACGTCTAAAGAGTTACTTGATAGAAGAATTGACATTTATCCTTATATGATTTGAAATGAGTTTTTATTACCCTTATAGGTTTGTCCAGAATTTCGAAGGAAAGTCTGGACATCTTTTATCTAAAAGACTATATTCATTTAAATCTACCAAATCTAATCTTACTTATTGGGTCTGGGTGGAATTATATGATTATAATGTTTATGCTATAAAATTCCATTTAAAAAATCATAGACACAGTAAAAGAAAATATAATATACTATCTAGCACATTTGAGCCTAGAACGATAATACATACATGTATAAACATAATGCTTGACATATACCATCAAGATGATCATGCATCCTTTGGATTTATAGGCTCTAATTTGGACGAAGAGGGAATTGATAATACCAAAAGATTCCGTTTTTATAGCAAGATTATGGCAACCAATTTTTCTGATAAATATTTTCTACATACAGAACTAAAAGATAAAAGCGCATACTTAATGGTTAATAAAATCGAATTAGAGAACAATCCTAATTTGATAAATGACATCCAAGATGCTTTTACAGAGCAATATGAATATTTCGATTAAACATATATCCCCTTGCTGTCTCACGACATGAGGGAGGATTATGAAAACTAAACTAAATCATGTCTATTATGTTTTTAACAAGCCTCCTTATTACCTAAGAACTTGTTCACGAAGTAAACTTGGCCTTTGCCTGTTACTTTTATGACAATCGTCTCTAATAAGGTTCCATCCAACTTATTTGTAATAGTTCTCTTTACTTCGAATAAACCCAGATCAATGGATTTTTGGGTAGGTTGATTGAAATATTCTTCTTCCTCATGCAGATAATTATTCTTTCGCATCCACGCTAATAGACGCTCCGCATCAATATTGACACCGTTATGCTGTAATATCTTTGCTAGCTCCGGGATCAAACATGAGCGTTGGGATCTGGATATAGCGTCCGCAAACAAAACCTTAGGAACATCAGACTTAATCTTTCGTTCAGCCTCAATACGTTTAATCTTTTCCTTTTTCAGTTCCGTCGCTAGATGAATCAATAAGTCTAAATAGTTCAAATCCATATTTTAATTTTTGGTTGTTTAAAATCTTCTATACCGCTTGGTTAAATACCGCTGGATTATTCTTTTTATTATAAAGCTTCCGTAGATAGTTGATAAGCGGATCGTATGAGGTAATGAATCCCTCGTTTATCAGATCGGCCACCTTCTTCTCCAGTTGCCACAGTTCACGTTGCTTGCTTTCGTCACCGTGCTTGTTTCTCAATAATCTCTCGTGGCCGTTGAAGATTATCCAGTTTAAAGCCTCTCCTATTTTTCTCATGGCTTTTGGCATGAAATCATTCGGAACAATCTTCATGACAGCGGAGGACAATTCCCTGTAAGCATCACCGGCTTCGTTACGGTAACGGATCATCTCATCATGTACGAATTTTATGACATCGTATTTAAATTCTGGATTAATCCACATCGCAAAATCTATAAACAGCATCGGATGCATCCATGTACCACCTTTTTTGCCTCTAGTTTTTAAATACACCATTTTTGGGGTATTTAGTTTTTCCCGTTCAATTATTGTATTAATGAACTCATTGGTTTTATGAGAAGCGAAAAAGTTATCCATTTTTCTTTCGCTGCACGATTGATTATTCCATTGCTTCAATAAATCAGTGGCATTAAACATGCCATCCTTTGTCCGCTGGATAACATTGAAATTACCCATTTTTCTGATCATCTCTTGATTTGTCTTCATGAACAATCGTATTTATCTTGTTATATTATTATTATTATTTTCTCCCGCGATTTTAGCCATAAGATCAAAACGACTTTGTTATTTTGATTACTTCGGCACTTCTTAATGAAAAAGCCTCCCCGACACGAGCCACAACACATCGTATCAAGGAGGCTGTTAGCGACCGCTGTCGCCCAATATCTTCCTAGCCTGTTGTGGTAGGCTGACCAGTAAAAACAAAAAGAGCCATACCCCATAGACGTGACTCTATCGGGTATGGCTCTAAGGCTCTACTGTCTTCTTATATGTCCAGCAAATATAACTAGAAAGAATAAGAAAAGCAAGTTTTACGCTCAATTCATCCTCGATCTCTTGTAATTCTCGAAATCAATGCTCTTGCTACCCTTGGATATGGTTTTAGATAGCTTGCCTATCTCTTTTTTTATCTCATTATTAGCCCTTATTATCCCTTCAGCGTCGAAATTATTGACGATCTGAACCGGCTCGCCTTTCTTATTGTGGGTAAGCCAATACGTGTTATCCACGAAGCGGCTAAGGAAGGCCGGATCATTGAGATCCGGAACGACCTCGGCTCCCGCCGGCAATGACAGCAAGGTGGGCTTATCCGGGGTAATGTACGCTTTATCTCCTACCAATACCGCCTCGCTACGGCCTCCATCGCCAACAATAGCCAGACCGCCGGGGTGATTGTCGGTACCATGGGCGTATTTGGGGATGGGTTGGGCTATGATCGTGGCTAGTTGCACGGCACCCATCGCCCCTACTAGTGCCGCTAGGACGAAATTAGGTAAAGCTTTAGTGACAGCTAGAGATGTGGCAGCTATTGTCTGGGCTATATCCATCGCCTTCTGGAACTTTGCCTGTTTAGTCTGTAACTCAGCCTTCTTCTTCTCTAGCTCCTTGTTCTTGCGGCTGGTCTCTTCCTCCGCCGCACGCTTGCGGGCCTCGGCCTCCTCTGTCGTTATTATATCCTTCTCGGAAAGAGCGTCTATAGTCTCAACCTTAGCGTCATACTCATCTTGGTTAGCCTCTATTTCAGCATCTACATTATCTATTTGACGTTGAAATAATGAATTACCGATTGATATGATAGCAGATATAGATTCTTGTATCAAGCGCTTTTTAGCCTGTTCTACTTTTTTTCGCTCCTCTTCCTCTCGTTTGGCATCCTCTATGATTTTATCGCTGGTCTCTTTAGATAATTGAACACGGAGGCGAGCTATCTCTTTCTCTTTCTCAAGTCGCTCATTCCCGCTAAATAAGTAAAGATTTGACTCCAATATCTGCAATTGGCTGTTCAATGACTCCATAGCATACTGATGCTCCAAATCCGATTTCTGTTTCTCATATTCTTTTTTCTTGATAATCCCTTGCTCATATTGTTTAGCCAAGATGTTAAGCTCTTCGTTTATCTCTATCTGCCTTTGAGAAAGGAATATTTCATTTTGAGATTGTTGCGTTGACATCAAGTTTTTATAATAATCTCTATAGAGATCCTGCCTTTGTTTATTGTATTTATCGACAATCAAAGACTTATCCTGTTCAGTCTTATCAGCCTCTTTTAATTCCTTATCTCTTTGCAATTGTAATATGACTAGACGGGCATTAAGCTCATCCATGCTACCTTTTTCTGCAATCGCAAGACGATTTTGAGCCTCATCATTAGCCCTTTGCTCCGAGATCTTACGGTCGAATTCCGCCAACTTCTTACTTCTCTCAGCCTCAATAGCCTCGATTTGCTCATTAACCCTTACGCCTTTCGTCTTTACGTCGTCGATACGCTTTTGGAAAGATTGCTCCAAGAGAAGACGGTCTTTCTTATACCCCTCATCCATCACATTAAGACGGGCCTCCTGAATATTCCGTTCGGCCTCCATCTCTAATTTCTCCCTACGCTTGGCCTCTCGTTCTATTTGCTCCTGCTGTCGTTTAAGTTTCTCCTCGTTAGAGGATTCTCTTATACCTGCGCTCTCTAATTCACTCCTTGCGGCTTCCATCTGCTTTTTGTTATAGTTGAAATAAGCGAATCCTGCCTCATCAAGAGCATCAGCTTGATCATTCAAAGATTTAACATCCACTTCTATAGCCTTCGCATTCTCCTCAGCAAGTTCTTTCACTGATTTTACGCCAAATCTAGTATCTTGCATAACAGCCGTAGCCGCATATTGCCCTTTTTCTCTTGCCTCATCTGCTTTTTTTTGTAGATTTTCGGCTTCAATCCTTTTTTGTAAAGCCTCAGCATATTTTTCTTGAGCTAATTTTTGCGCAGCCGTTGCTTGCGCTCTCAAAGCCATTGCTTTAACAAAAGCATCCGTATTATCTACTAGCAGATTCTCAGCGTCATTAACATCCGTAACTGACACATCTAATTTCTTAAACTCAGAGGCGTTATCAATGATAAACTGCTTCTGCTTATTGAGATTATCTCCTAAATTATTCCATTCCGCTTGCAGGTTGCGTAATGTTACAAGATTCTCCCCATATGATGATGTCGAGTTCTTTAAAGCCTTGGCATAATCCCCGGTGGATGAATTCAAGTCTCTCTGGGCTTCCGAAGCGGCCTTAGCCGAGTTAGAGGATGACAATAAGTTTTTACCCCACTCAAAGATATCCTTACCATATACGGTAAGTAGAGTTATACCAACCGACAACAAGGTATTCAAAGACAAAGCGGACTTAGCTATTTGCTTCCACACGGGAACACCTTTCAGTTCCTCCTCCCGTAAGGCGGCGTTCTCCTTCCTTATCCGAGATATTTGGTCGACCAATATAGGGATATTGTTAGAGATAGCGAGGAATCCGGTCTGGAGCGATACCGAGAATGCTGGAAACTCACGGGTTAATTGATTGATTGCGTTTCCCATTCCATCCCAAGTGGAGACATAATTACCCACGTTTCTCTGATGCTGTCCCAGACTTTTATCAACAGATTTTACCTGAGTGTCCAAAGCCGCTATATTCTTTTGCAACTCTACTCCTAACTTGCTGTTAGCGGCTTCCGTGGAAAGCATCCGATACGCCTTTCTCAGCCTCTCCAATTGCAACGATTGCTCTTGATAACTATCGTTGGCCGAGTTGATCATTTTTGTCTCATTCGTAAGAATGTTCAACAGCTCTCTCAAGGATTCTCGATGAAGCAATTCAGACCTTACCAAATCCTGCCTCTTTTGCACGGCATCTTTAGTTGAGATAGCCCCGCTTTTCTCCATTTTATTCAATTGGCTTTTCTCCTTGGATAGTTGGGCCAATATCGTCCTTTCTTGAGCGACCCTGCGTATATTCTCCTCCCTAGATCCCAATGTCTGGTCAATGAGTCCCTTCAATTCCTGACTTATGACAACCTCTTGTTGCTTGGCTTTCATGTTCTCCGAGATAGCGTTTGATTCCTTGGCTATGGAAGAGGATGATTGATCTAAACTATTTTGAACTTTCCCAGCCGCTTCCGCATATCTCTTGTTAACCTCTATCAGCTCATCAATCTTTCTCTTGTACTGGTCATTGGTCTTATTGAGAGTGTCAATCGTGCTTTTAAGCGCTGATACATTTTTCTTGTACTCCTCGATCTTGGCGTTCAACTCTGACAAGCTTGAGGGATTTATCGTCAACCCTTTCCCTATCTCTTTTACCAACCCGATATAGACATTCTGCGTATCCGCTAATTTCCTATCCAGACGCTCCAGTTGATCAAACGCCTCTTTCCCTACTATATCAGTGATCTTAGTCTCGTTTCCCGCCATAATTCTTCATGTCCTCTAATTGGTTAAACATAATCCTTATCATATTCCCGTACTCGGCCGCGGTGAACGTGTCAGGATCGATACGCATCTTGAAATAGGTGGACACGATCATCCTCTCACGGGTGAAATCTTTATCCTTGGGGTCTACCACCTTAGACTTGTTCCTATCCAGAACGCTCAGGCTATATTTCACCTGCGACATCTTGGACTGGATTCTCTTTTTAGCGACGATCAGATCTTGCTCTCCCGGCTCCTCCGGCATGCGGATACCTACCCTGCCAAGAATATCCGAAGCGTCAGCGTACATCATAGCGTCCATCAAATGATCCGCAGACTCCAACAGGATAAGCTTGATATTGCAATCTACCGCCCTTGACCGATCCTCTATCTCGATAGCGATATTCTTGTTCCCGGTTATAACGGAATACTCGTCAATAAGCCCCATCGCCGCTTTCCTTAACTCCCCATCGGTGGGCTTGGTCCTCCCTCCTTTTATAAGGGCGTTAAGATTTCCCTTGTACATCTCGATGAACTTGCATAAGGGTATCTCATCGCATGTCGTGTATATATTCGCCATACTATTTATAAATAATGGATATATTCAACAATATCGCCTTTAGACACCATGGCATCTAAAGGCTCGAAGGCAAACGTCCCATCCGTTTTACGGATAAGCACGTAAATGCGTTTATCGGAAGCGGCCATCTTGATAGCCAGCCTCCTTATGTTCTCGTATGTGGCCATCGCCTTGTTCTGCGAGGCGCAATTGCACGGCTTTATCATTTGAACCCGTATTTCTTGAATAACTTATCCAACGCGGGAACAACCCGCTCCTCAATCAAATAAGCCCTAGCCTCCGGGGTCAAACCCAGATGACCGGGGCCGTATTTCTTCTCTAAAGCGTCGTCACCGGCATAGAAACCGATGGATCTCGTGACTATCTTGCCACCATCCTTGCCGCCTTGCACGATCGGCGTTATACTGGCGTGGTAATCGCCTCGTATGATAAGGTTGGGGGTGTTAGGGTCTCGTGGCGGAAGATGGAGTATGTCAGAGGACCTAGGCGGGGTTATGCTTTCCTTCATCGCCTTGTACCATCTGGCCTTGGCCCTCGCCGCCTTTGGGGTCTTCGTGGTCTCCACGAAATACGGGTCATCCAGATAGGTAGGCTTCAAAGGCTCCTTGTTCTCGTCTAACCCGGACATGAGTTGATCAGTGATCAAGTCATGGATCAATCCCTCGCTCTCCCTCAAGCTGTTCGTAACCTCCGGCCAGAAGTTCTTCTCCAGCGTCCTCACGGCGTTCGCCACTCCCGCTATCGTCCCCATGGTTCCTCTCCATTATATCATAAGCGTCACCTAATATCCTCCTTCGATCCGCCATTCCCCGGTCGAGGAAGAAAGATCCCTCGTGAGCCTTCACGAAAGCCTTCCTTCCCATACCGAGACAAGCCTCATCATTGAACGATACCCCGTTTATGACCATTGCTCTATACCTTTAACGTCCTCGGCGTATAACTCGGACGGTCTCTTGAGCGCGGGAGTACCGGAGGACGGGGTAAGAGACAACGTGCCGTCGTCGGGATTATACGTGGCGGCTGTCACGTTATTCCACACGGAAGAGGAACCTAATAGCGTACCGTACATCTCTGTCAAGTCAAAACCTCCATAATGCTCCACGACCTTGTACTTATTCTCGCCTGTAGCCAATTTCTTGACATCCACCCAGACCAACCCCTTCGCCTCGTCCAAGATATCGATATCGCTGGTGAAAGATATGGCGCTCATCCAAGCTTTCTCAACGTCCTTGTAAACAAGGTTGATCGTAAGCGAGGCGTTCTCTCCGGAACTCTTGAACCTCTGTCCACCCGGATAAACGGCACCAAGCTCATATCCCCTGAAATCACCTTCCGTATCGGTCTTCTCTCCATATACGACATTATTCTTGTCGATGAAGATCACCCTCATGCTCTCGTTCTTGAGCTTCATGAGATTGGTTCGCAAGCCCTCGTCATAATCGTTCATCGTGTAAGTCTCGACAAGCTCACTATAACCCGTGATCTTGGACGAGCCATAACCGGTAGCCGATGTCTGCGCCTCGCCTCCGGATGTGGCGTACTCAGCGATCGTCGAGATCGGATAGACACGGTTCGGACGGTCGGCGTGGGCGTACTCTCCCAGCTTCGTGTCAAAATCGGATATCTTGAACGTCATACCTACCGGAGTGAGTATGATCGCCTTGATATAGTCGGGAACGAACGGACACTTGCTCGTGCCGGTATTGAAAATCTCGGAACCGCAGTCCCTGAACATTTTTACTGCCATAATTATCTACATGTTATATTTTTTACATTTAATCTTAAATCCTTAATATCAATAGCGTCTATGCGATCGTCGAACTCGCTTTTCCCCTCGCCATACACGCCAGCCCTTCCATACCTGAAATTATCGGTCTTCACATGGGATACTATCGCCCCGGGACCTATATCAAACTTGCGATCGTTGGATATCCTCCTTATAAGGCTGTCATATACCGGATACAACGTAGCCTTGAAGGACTTCTCCAATCGCTCCTCATTGGTATAATTCCCCAACGTATTCACGGCTATTATCAAGGAAAGGCTCACGGACGTTAAGGAAGGGTTGGACTTGTCCTCGTCGAACGGGGAATATAACCCTATCATAGGATATTTCCTTCCCGCCGTTACGGGTGCCTTCCCCATGGCGGAAAGCGTCTTGGCCATATATTGCCAATCACCGAATTGGTAATTGACCATATACCCAACGTCTTTTGAAACGCCAGCGACGATATCCCTGAATATATCCACCAAGACATTCATATATTCATCTCATTTATATGGGTCAATATATTCCTGTCAATATCCATGTCCTCCTTGAAAGACTCCCTTATGCGATCCGATATCCCGATGTTGATATCCACCATATTATTCCAAGCTTGGGTCATCATCCTTGAGGTATGCGCCAATATCCGCCTCACGTCCACGTCATCGGACGTGGAGGATACGGATATTAGCGTCTCGTTTCTCTGGTAATGAAAATAGACATACATAGCCATGGGAGACCTATCCGATCTCAATATCCCTAGGATATAATCAAACATGTCGTTTCCCTTCCTGCCATTATCGGCGTAATCGACGAATGAGTCATAATATCCTCCCATGAGCGAGACGAGGTACTCGTCCCCGTAGGTCTCGATATACCATACCACGTTCTCCGATATGGCATTGGAAGCCTCATTGGAGAATCCCCCGTCCTCCGGTATCACGAGTCCCTGTATCCTAAGGTCTCCCTTGAAGTACGCATTGTCTATTATCATCGCTATTTATCTTTATCAAGTGACATTTCCGAGTCCCCGAAGACGGATGTCTTGGTATCCGTGTCCGGGATTCTCTTTCTTGTCCCAACCGGCGTCTTTGAGGATATATCGATCATGCCAAGCTCCTTTCGTATGGAATTCTCCTGAATGACCTTGTCGACCTCCATCTCCTCACCCGTTATAATTATAGAAACCCTCATGTCATTATGTATTAAGAGGATTTCTTGATAGCGGTCAATACGTCGGATAACTTGCCATAGGCGAACGCCCACGGGTTGTATACCGGCATGATAACCTCCTCGTCCACGATCACCGCCGTCTGGTTTTTCAATCGGCTCTCGATATCATCGGCGAACTCGATATTGATAGAGGTATAATCCACCAAGGAGGCCCCGTTAACCATGTCCCCTACGAAATAATACCCCGGCATGATACAAGTGGTCTCGACAACGGGTCTTCCGGCCACGTATTTCACGCCGTTCACCAACGTCACGAGATTCAAGTCCCGACCGGACGTATCCTTCAAGGTCTCGATCTCAAACAAGGTGGATGGGTTCATGGCGATCATATTCGGGGTATACTCAGCGTACGTCATGACACCGAAGATAGCCTTGACAGCGTCCCCTAGGTTCGGGGATGCGACGGTGTTGAAGAAATTATTCTTAACCTCGAAGGTAGCGGCGGTGAATACGCCGGAAGCCGTGAAAGCCACCTCTACCATGATCTCCCGATCGTTCATCTTATGGATATCGAAAGTTCCGTTCAGGCCCGTGAACGTGGTTACGCCCTCGATCTTGATCTTCTGGCCGTCAACGATCTTGTCCTGCGGGTTGGTAAACTCCACGATAGTGGCTTTTCCGCCATTGTAGCTTCTCGCTCCCTTGATAGATCCGGCCTCTCCGCTGACAACCGCGTCGGTTATGATATCGGATACGCATTTAACACCATCGTATTTGGTGATACCTTTCAGGTTATCACCCGTTCCATCACCGAACATGATCTGGAAATCCTCGGCCATCCTTACCCATGAGGATAAGCGATTGATCAACCATGAGCGAACATATACCCTAGATTTGAGCAATCTCTTGGACAAATAGAGGAAGGTACCGACACGCTTAACCTCCGAGCTCTCCTCCTTTAACTTGAAGGATGATTGGGATAACCGCCCGTTCTCGGACACGAAAGTGGCGTTACGATCCAAGTCGTAGATCAACTGCCATGTCAACATCGGGAAGGCAGGATCACCCTGATCGACGCTCATGAGATTACGGAAATTGATCTTTTTCTCGCTTACCTGCGTAACGACCCTGTTTTGCTGCTGACTGATCAAGATATTGCCCGTATAACTATCCGTCATACTGACCACGTCCTTCAAATCCAAATGGAAATTCCCGGAGGACTTCGTCTTACCATCTACATATTGCTTGAATTTCTCAGAGTCAAGGAACTCATTGATACTTTTCTCAAGAGGGCTATCCCCCCCCAAGGTGATGCCACGCCCCTTCATTTGCTCAATCTCCTTGCCCATGGACTTGATGATATCACGAATCTCCGTGACTTCCTTATTGTTATTACCGGAACCTAGAGATTTAAGCTTCTCGCTAATCCCGGACATCGTCTCCTCGTACTCCTTCCTGTCTATGACATTAGATCCGTAATCCTCCAGACACTTGTTGACCATCTTCTCGATAGTCCCAAGCGTTTGTTTCTCCTCGTCACTCAACTCACTCTCCTTCTTGGCGAAACTGGAGAAGGACAATACCGGCGCAACCGCCAAGGCATAGGCCGGATCGCCTACGCATGCGATAACGGCAAAAACCACCAAGGTCAACGCCATGATAGCGAGACCTCCTAAATTCTCATAAAAACCTTTCTTCAACATAAATAAATTAATTAATTGTTATTAATAAGATCACCTAGAGACCCTAAAGTGCATCTAGCGGCTTTATGTTTCTCTATCTGAGTGGAGTCTTCCGGCTCAGATATAAGGGTGTTGCTTCTATATATTCTGGAATAACATTTAGGGCAGCGGACATAAGAGGCGAAATCATCAACGGATTTCTTGGAGTTGATTATCTCCAAGATACGGTCTTGTAACTCCGGCTTGATCTTTTCCATCTCCTGATATACCACATCCTCCGTTATCCATCGTGAATAGTCACCGACGGCATCGATCACTTGGCTCTCCAACGTGTGTTCCGGTACTGACCCATAATCGAAAGCCAGCCCGCAATGAGGGCACTGTACTATATTAGATCCGATCAACGCTTTCTCTACGATAGATATGTTAGCCTCAAGAGCCTTGAGCTTATCTCCGCTATATCTCTTATTTAAAGCGTCACGCATCATATTTATATGATCTCTCAAGTCACTACCCCTCAATTCCTTTATATCCATCAAGAATGTCTGAGGATTAGCACCCCAATGGGTCAGCGTGCTATACTCGCCCAAGAACCACTCCTTAACGATAGCCGGGTTATTGGAATCCCGCTTCACGGCCCTGACACCCACGGAATGCTCCAAGGTCTTGCCATGATCCCTGTATAGCTTGTAATCCTCCAGCGTCTCTACGCCTATCTGCTTCTTTAGATTGATCTGCCCGGTCATGACCAGATTGCCATCCTCCTCCACTCCCTCTATAGGGCAGCCAAGAAGCTTGGTCTTGTCATGGTTGAGAAACCACTTGCACCTGTTGAAATTCTCTTGGAGCGTCTTGGAGAAAGAACCGGGAGACGATATATCGCCGTCGCTGTCCTTTATCCCGATACCATTAACGGCCACCTTGACTATTCCTTTCTCATCCACGTCCGTGGACTTGGTCTTAAATAATATGCTTCTATACGGTTCCATGTCGGTATAAATAAAAAGAGCCATACCCCGCAGGATACGACTCCCGCCGGGTATGGCTCTTAGGCTCTAATTCTTTTTTGTTATGTCCTACAAATATAGGGTTAATATATTAAAAAGCAAAACTATAGAATCATTTTTTATCATCATCAACATCACCCCTATCGTCATCGCCCTCGTCGGACGGTTTTTTATTACCAGAAGTCCCTCCAGAAGAGGATGAGACGCTCCTTGATGGACCGCCAGACCTAGCTAAGGATATGATCTCCTTGACCAAGGCCAATTCCTCGGTAGACATATCGTAAACCAACTTGTCATACAAGGGGTTCCCTACCTTGCTCTCCCCTATCTGCGCTCTCCAGTCATTCAACGTCAATACGCCTCCCATGAATTCCTTCTGGCATTTCTCCGATACGATACGCCTCTTCTCTACCATATCCTTATCACGTACTTGCAATACGCTTACGCCACTAAAATCAACGTCTATATACATGCCGGACTTATCAAGGCCAAGAAAGGAGGTCATCGATCGGCAGAATTTCCGGGCCTCAGGAATAACGATATTGGAATAAACGGATATCTCGGCGATATCCTGATTGTCGTATTTGGCCATATCCTTGCGTGGAATCAGCACTGAAGGTATACCATATATACCGGCTATCTGTATAGCGTCCGCCAAAGTCTCCTCGAAAGGCATAAGTTCTTGGATGGACATGTTTATCCTCACGAACTCCGTAGGGACATCCACTATGCTCATCTGGGACCTGTCATTAGTCAACCCATAATTGTCATTCCACTCCTTCCTTATGTTTCTCTTCTCCTTGTCGGTGAGTGGAAGGGAACCATCAGCGTCATATTTCTTGCTTATCAGCAATCCCAAGGCCCCCCTTTTTACGTATATGACATTCCTTGCCTCGTACACGGCGACCAAGTTGGCGATAGGATAACGTTGGGTCTCCAACCTGCTACGTCCCTTTAGATATGAGCTATTCAATCGCATATTTATATCCTTATAGTGGATGACCAGAGACGGGTCTATATCCATAAGTCCCGAGTTGGTGGAAATACGATAGCTGTTGATTATATCCTCCTTTGTTGACGGCTGGAACAAGGGAATGGACATCGGGCTGTTTATCACGACCTGATCACTTGGCAAGACCCAATAGGTATCGCACCATTTCCATAGCTCCTTAGGCTTTATCCTCCCTACAGACGGGGAGGCCTGCCAGAATCCATTACCTGTCACATACTTATAGACAAAGAACATCTTAACCAAATCCTCGAACGAGAACAAAGGGTTAGGATCGCTAAAAAAACGGTTCATCTCCTCGTTATTGAACACCACGGAATCATCCTTCGCCAATTTTAATTGATAATTGCCGCCCGCTATCCTGCTAGCCAAGAAATCCACGGGGAAAAAGACCTCTCCCATGGTCTCGAAAGCCTCGATAAAATTCCCGGAACAGGTATAGGGGCTGAACACCCCCAGATAACCGGACAAATCCACGAGTCCTCTCGACCTTGGAGGACGATCGGGCACATTCGCCACCTTATCCTCTTTCCTGAAAAAATCAAACAAACCCATAATATATTCGTTTTAAATATTGTTTCGTACCAAAATCTCCGCTATAGCGGATAGGCAACACAGCGACTCCCCTCCATCCTTGCCCCCATAATCTAGCATATTCTCGACAAACGACAGATAATCATCCTTCTCCTCGTAATTGTCGAGAAAATAAAATCGATCTCTCACGGTCTCCGAATGGGCGGATATCCTCAATCTTGCATCAGAAGCCCTCTTCCTTATCCTTATATCGCACTCCCCGGTCTCCCTTATCTCCCTAGCTACAGGGAAATAAGCCTTGTCGCTCTCAAACACGACATCCCCCCATCCTATAGGGCGCAAGAAATCCCTTAGAACTCCAGCCTCCGTGATATCCCTCAACGAGGCATCCAGAACGTACGCCTTCCCGTCCATCAATGCCACCTTTGCCATACCCGCAAGCCCATCAGGATTGACTGCCACATAGACTATCCTCGTGGCGTTCGATATATCCAATTTTACGTGATCGTAATATCTCATATCCTCCTCCTTATTTTTATTGTGCCTTCTCCTTAGCGAGAAAGACGTATACCTATCCTTTAATATCTCCGTGACAAAATAACGCTTGGCATCGCTAAGGTGACCGGCCTTCTCGTAGGACTGACCCGTAATCTTGTCCTTTACCCTCTGCTTGAGCATCGCCCCGTTGACATCCTTCTTAACCGTTATATAATCGTTTATCGACGTATCGCAACTCTCATCGATCATGATGGACACGTCTTTTATATCTCCGGAATATATCGCGTTGATAAACTCCCCGGTCATGGATACGGAAGGGTTCGACCTAGGCAACCTGTCCTCGCTGCGGAATCTCTTGTCTATACCCTCCTTGAACTTATCGAAAAAAGACCTCTTATCGTCATCTATCGTATTCCCGGCCTTGGTCGATACATCCCCATAAAGATAGACCATATCATCATGCCCTATCCCCTCCAGATATTCAACGGCGATCTCGGCGGCCTTGGTGACCGTGTTGAACGGATCGGACGGGGTTTCCTCGTGAATTTGCCTTATCCTCGTTATATCCCCGGTCTCAACCTGCCAAAAAGAGATGGAGATATAAGGCAGGACGTTGTTATCTATCGATATATGCACGGGAGCCTTGACATATGGGCACTTGCCCTTATGCTTGGCGGGGTCGAAGGCGTGGAAGAACTCGCCACCCGTCCTTATCGTCCCCCACTCGCCCAAGGCGTATATCAGATAATAAGCGTAATCTCTTTCCTTGTCCCTCTCGAAATCCGCTATCGTCTGAGCGTCATAAAAGCCATACGTGCCATCAGGAGACCCTACGACCCAGAAATTATTAAGATAGGTGGACTTGATGATAACCATATCCGGGCGGTGCGTCTCGTAAGTCTTTTTTCTTGGGTTGTATATGGTCCGCTCGGAATTGACCCATTTCCTCCCTACCTCGGAATATTCCTTTGGCAGTATCTTACCCGTTACGCTATCCTTGAGCTTCCCGTACAGATGATTGTCCACCTCGGTCAATGTCTCGGTATCAAATATCTTTTTCTTGATCCAATGATCCTCCGATATCGGGTTAAATAGAGCTACGATCTTCTGTCCCTTGCGACCACGGAGACGCTTCCTTATCTGTTTCAAGTCGGATTCATCGAACTCGGATATCTCCTCGCAAAACACGTACTGATAAGATTCGAGGCCCTTGATCTTCTCCGGATCGTCCAGCCCTTTGAACCGGATATAGGAACCGTTGAAACACCTTATAAGGTTCTCCAAGGGCCTGAAGAAGGACTCTATATGCAGGGACTTAGCCGCCTCTTGGAACGTCTTATAAATACTGTCCACTATGGTAGCGCCGGTCTTACGGAATACCATCGTGTTATAGCCCTTGGATATACATTCCAACAGGAAGGCTTGGGCCGCTGAGAAAGACTTGGCGGAAGACGATCCCCCGTACATGAAGATGAACCTTATATCGTCATTCCCCAACGCCAGCTTCAAATGGTGAAAGTTCGGATTGAACCTCTTGTAGCTTATTATCCTCCTGTTATCCGTATCAGCTCCCAAAATATTAAATATAGAACAATTATAAAATTATAAACCTCGTATTTTTTCTAACAAACATATCCATTTATTTAAAAATAGAACACTAATCATCTATTCCGGTATCTATTCCGATCAGCGATTTGCCAAGGTCTACCACGGTTGGAGCGTCAAAGCCAAGCATCTTACAGATACGCTCTATGGCTTTCAGCTTATCGTGCATCTCTATCTTGACATATTCCACGTCAATGATTTCCGGGTCATCGCTCGTCCCTATATTTTTCTTCAGGATTTTAGTAGATATGCTCTTGATAGCCGACTTCTCCTTGTCCGTTAGACTCTCGAACTCCTTGCGCTCTATCCATGTATTGTGGAGGTGGGCTATGGACGAGAACGCTATGTTACCTAACTCGCCTAGTAATTTCTCCTTGGTTATATCTGACTTAACTTTCTGCTCCTCTTGCAGTTCCCTTACCCTTGACTGAACCTTGACATCATCCAATAAAGCCGAAGCCTTCTCCCATACGGACTTATCTTTCCATTTTTCGCAAGAGTAGGCACGCCTGTACGCCTCGGAAGCGTTCCCGCCGCACTCGATATAATAATTACAGAAATTCTCTTGTTTTTGTGTCAACCTCTTCATTTTCCCATAACGATTTTGATTTCTTTCTTGCATTTCTTGCACCAGCAATAATAGATCCCCTTGGAGCCATAATCATAGTGGCCAATCCAATTATGATGGACAGGACAGTAAACGTCCACTTGTTGCCTTTGAGATGAGTTGTTATAAAAATCCATAAGTGACCTATATTATATTGTTAAACATAATATCCAATCAATAATACAAGTCACAAACTTGAAGCAAATATAGACAAAATTCTTTATATCCTAAAATAGCAAGGTTAAATTGGGTATATTCGCGGGTGTTAATCATTTATATACCATGAACGAGGAACTTAAACAACTTTTGGAGTGGTTTGATAACTATCAAATCACATTTAATGAAATCAGACTAAGCCCGTGTCAATACATATTTGACCTACGGAAATTTATATCGGTCCAAACGAACTCTGTCCGGAAAAATTGGGAAAATCCCACATTTGAATATGATATCATAAGCCTCTATCAACTTAAAAAGGTCTTGGAGGAAAAAGAGAAAGAAAATAAGGAATGACAATCATTGTATCGTGGATATTCCCTAAATTTGTATAGTGTTTAACTAAATAACGAATATCATGGCAAGAACAACGGATTACAAGTTAAAAGGAGAGAAAATCAAGGGGCAAATAGACGAGTTAGTAACCGCTCTTTTGGAGGAGAGGATAAATTCCTTTGACGAGAACAATAAGAAAGTAAAGGTTGCAAATGTAGACCTGGAAGGGTTGAGCAATATTGAGTTGCAGCAGTTACAAGTACGTGTATCTAAACTCTTACTAGAAAGGACAAAATAG